TTACGATATAGATCAGAAACTTAAAGATGATATTAAAGTATTGACAAATCTTGCATATGCAGCAGTAAGAAGACAGGCCGCAGAAGAAGGTGAAAAGCACCATCCATTTCAAGACATGATGGAAGACATGTCCGGTGCTATTGACACTGCTGTGGCCGCAATGAAAAAAAGTGAAGAAAACCGAAAATAATGGTGTACATTCAGTAAAAAATTTGGTATAATTATATTATGATTATTTTAGATTACTCCGCTATTGCCATTGCAGGCATTATAACTCAAAGAATGAATATTGACGAGACACTTATCCGTCATATGATTCTCAATTCAATCCGTATGTACAATAAGAAATACCGTGACAAGTATGGTCAAATGATCCTTGCTTGTGATAATAGTTCTTGGCGTAAGGAAGTATTCCCTGAATACAAACATAACCGTAGAAAAGGTAGAGAAGAATCCAGTATGGATTGGACTCATATCTTCGATATCATTACTCGTGTAAGAGAAGAAATCAAAGAAAACATGCCGTATATGGTTATTCATGAACAAAGATGTGAAGCCGATGATATTATCGGTACGCTTGTACATAACACTCAAGAGTTTGGTCAACATGAAGATGTTATGATTGTATCTGCAGATCATGATTTTAAACAACTACAAAAGTTTAAAAATGTATCTCAGTTCAGTCCAATGACAAAGAAGTTAGTTGTTGAACAAAACCCAAGAGTATATCTTATGGAACATATATTGAAAGGTGATGCTGGTGACGGTGTACCTAATGTTCTATCTGCTGATGATACTTTTGTAAAAGGTGAAAGACAATCACCTATGACACGTAAAAAGATGGATGCCATAATTGAAGACCTTGAAGAAGGTGAACTATTATATGCTGCATCATGGTATCGTAACTATTGCCGTAATAAACAAGTTATCGATCTAAATGAAACTCCTGATGACTTAAAAAGAAATATTATAAATACATATAGTAATTACAAAATACCAAACAAAAGTAAAGTTTTGAATTATCTAATACAAAAACGATGTAAACTTTTGATTGAATCTATAGAGGACTTTTAAATGTTAAATCCAAATAATCATACATTGCATGAAGCATTAACTGCTGTTGGTGCTGTGCAAACACGTGAAGAAAAGGTACAACTACTTCACAAATGGAATTCAAATGCACTTCAAATGGTTTTACGTGGTGCATATGATGACGCAATTCAATTCAATTTACCACCAGGTAATCCACCATATAAAGCTGCATCTGAAGCAACTTCACCTGCTGTTATTCAAAAGCAAGTAAAAAATAACTTTAAGTATTTCGCTAAAGGTGGTGCTGGTGATAATATGATACCAGCCAAAAGAGAAAAGATGTTTATCGGCATGCTTACAATAGTGCATCCAGATGACGCACCTCTTTTAATTGCAATGAAAGATAAAAAATTTCAAGGCCTTTACAAAGGCGTAACCAAACTGGCGGTGCAAGAAGCATGGCCAAATCTCATTAGAGAACCAATAAAACCAGAGGAGAAGTAATTGAATATATTTGTGCTTGATGAAGATCCCGCCGCGGCGGCTATTATGTTATGTGACAAGCATATCCCTAAAATGATTGTTGAATCAGCTCAGATGCTGAGTACAGCTCATCGTATGTTAGATGGTACACTGACTAAGAAAAGGTCAAGGTCCGGTAAAACTATGGTGAAGTACTATCAGTATGATGATGTAAGGGAAAGTTTATATTATGCAGCTGTTCACCATCATCATCCATGTACTGTATGGACTATGGAAAGCAGTACAAACTACAACTGGCATTTCTATCACTTTGCAGCTATGGCAAAGGAATACCACTACAGGCGTGGAAAGCAACATGCTACATGGGAAAAACTCGGTATGATACTTGCAGCTCCTCCTGAAAATATTCCGGAAGGACCTAGGACAGAATTTGCACAGGCCATGAAAGCATATCCTGATTGTTTAGTTCCTGGCGATGCTGTACAAGCATATCGTAACTACTACCACCAAGCAAAACCATTTGCTAAATGGGAATGGGGTAGAGAAGCACCAGACTGGTGGAAAGGATACCAAGGATGATTTACGGTTGGATTTTAGTAATGGTTACTATCAGCCCACTTGGAGTTATTGAAGGAGAAGCTTTAGATTATTTTAAAGATCCTCATGAATGTCATGCCAATGGACTATGGGAAGAAGAAATAGCACCTCCTGGTGTAGGTTTCGTTTGTTTAGAAGATGCTAAACCAGAAATAATTGAACAAGATCTTGATTAATTTAATTAAACATATAATTAAAACCATTGTAGATAAGTTTAAACCTAAGGAGAAAAAAGAAATGACCGAAATAGAAAAAATGGATAAACACTTTAACGGTAAAACTTATGTAAAAGATGGTATTGAAAATGACTTCTGATCCAGACCCAGGCCTTATGCAATCAGAACCAGAAAGATATTATGAGTGGATGTTGTGGAAACTTAGACAAGATGAAGAAAGAATAAAGCAAATATCAAGTGATGTTATTGATAGGACTGATTCTTGGAAGAGCAAAGGTATATATTCAGGCGATAGTATTCTTACTCGAGAAATAAATAAAATAAAGAAACAAGTAAATAAAATAGATAAAAATTTGGAGGAATTGCTGAATGCCGTCGTACAACTTCAGAAACAAAAAGACCGGTAAGGTCTTTGAAAAAGTAATGAAAATGTCTGAACGTGAAGATTATCTAAAAGATAATCCTGATATTGAGCAGATGTTGTCAACACCGGCTTTCAGATATGGTGTTAATAACACACAGGGTGTAAAAGTAGATGATGGATTTAGAGAAATACAACAAAAAGCTGCTGAAAATCATCCTGCACACAATATGAAAATGCTATAATATGAAGAGGAGCTATGGATTTATTAACTATATTAGGACTTAAAAAGCATCCGGTAGAATTATCTGAAGATGCAGAAGTCGATGAAACAGTAACAGTCGAAAATTTATATAAACATAGGTGGGTTTGGTACCACCTTATTTTATGTTCACAAATGATCATAACTAACATACTTCTAGTTGCAATATTATTGATTACCGCATTAAAATAGGAGAGTAAATGGACGATCCACTTTTAGCTATAAGAGGCTTATTCCGTAGATCTAAATCTGATCAAGGATATACTGAATATGGATATAGGGGCCTCGAAGAACTCAGATTAAAAGATAAACAAATTGAAGAATTGAAGAAACGGATAGAAGACCTTGAGAAAAGAATTCAACCACAACATAATAGAATTGGGATATGAAGACCTTGTCGCAGAAACCACCGATACTGGTAGAACTTATAAATGTCCTGATGGCAGTAGTTTTAACAGTGTTACTACTGTGCTTAAAGTTCTTAGCGAAGACGCTATTCAGGCGTGGAGACGCCGTGTCGGTGAAGATGTGGCAAATAAGATCGGCGTTAGAGCTGCTAATCGCGGTACTGCTGTACATAGCATTATCGAACGGTACCTTGATAACAACGTAGAATATGATAAGGATGTAATGCCAGATGTATTATCAACTTTTAAAGATGTTCAACCTATACTTGATGAAAGTATATCAGAAATACTTGGACTCGAAGCACCATTATATTCTAAGCATCTCAAACTCGCCGGACGTGTGGATTGCGTCGGGGTGTTTAATGATAAGCTTAGCATTATAGACTTTAAAACATCAAGAAAATTAAAAAAGAAAGAATGGATTCATAATTATTTTGCTCAAGCATCAGCTTATGCAATTATGTTTGAAGAAAGAACAGGAATACCAGTTCCACAATTGGTTATCCTTATTGCAGTAGATAATGAAAAGCCTCAAGTTTTTATTGAAAAAAGAGACGATTGGACGGATTTATTATTTAAAGCGAAGCAAATCTACGAATCTCGCGTATAAATAAATCAATTGTGTGCGAATTTATGGAAACTATGAAAACCAATCGAAACATTTTAATTAATTAACCAAGACTCCTTCGGGAGTCTTTTTTTATAACAGGAGGATTTATGATATTAAGAATGAATAGAAGAGAATTTAGTATAGGTACTGCTACTGCAATGGCAGCCTTAACTACTTTCCCAGCTTTTGCTGGAGGTAAATTAAAAGTTGCTGGTATATACACTGTACCAACACAACAAAAATGGGTGGCAAGATTACACCTTGCTCTTGATGCCGCAGCTAAGCGTGGTGAGATAGAATATGTGTATAATGAAAGTACTGCAAACACCGATTACGTACGAGTTATGAGAGAGTACTGTGACAGCGGTGTAAACATGATTGTAGGAGAAGCATTTGGCATAAGTAAAGAAGCAAGAAAAGTTGCAGACGATTATCCAAGTATAGCATTCCTAATGGGTGATCCTTTCAAACCGCACAATGGTAATTTTTCAGTATTTGATAACTACATACATGAGCCGTGTTATTTGATGGGAATACTTGCAGGTGAAATGAGTAAGACTAAAAAGATTGGTATGGTCGGCGGATATGCCATAGGCGAAGTCAACAGATTGTTTCATGCATTTATGAATGGTGCAAGAAGTATGAATCCTGAGTGTGAGTTTAAAGTAACTTATATCGGTTCTTGGTATGATCCTCCAAAAGCAAAAGAAGCTGCCTTTGCTCAGATTGAAGCGGGTTGTGATATACTATATGCAGAAAGAGCTGGTGTAGTAGATGCTTGCAAAGAAAAAGGAATCCTTGCATTTGGTAACGTAAATGATATGAACAAAGAAGAAGGTGGAACTGATGTGGTTGTAACTTCTGCATTGTGGCATATGGAAGGTGCTATAGATCATGCAATTGCAAAAGTAAAAGCAGGATCTTGGTCAGCTGAAGAATATCATGACTGGACAATGATGGCAAAAGGTGGAGCTTCATTAGCACCATTCTATGAGTTTGATAGTAAAATTACCAGAGAAATGAAAGATCATATTGCAAGATTATCTGATGATATTGTTGCAGGTAAATTCACAGTTGAAATTATTGATGATGAACCTAAGTCAACATTCTAGGAGGTAGCATGTCTCAAGAGGAATATCAAAAATATATAGATCTTCTCAAGAAAATATTGAACGTTAAATAAACTTTATTATAAATAATACTACATTCATAAAACTGTAGGAGAATGAAATGGTCGTAACAGAAGCTATGCTTGTAAGTATGGAAGAGCTACAAAGACATGCCGGCGATATGGAAAATCATGTTAAAACCATGATGGAAGATGAAGGTCGGCGGCATGGCATGGAACTTGACCGAAGAAGAAATGCCAGAGAACTTTGGAATGAGTTGAATAAACACATGGCAAATTGCGAAGGACATGAGCCTGAGCATACACATGCAGACGGAACTACTCATGCACATGAAGGTGGTGATATGCCGCATGAACATGGTGAGGGTGGAGCAATTCTTATGAACGCATCTGGTGAAGATGATATGGGAATTGATGAAGCAGCTGCAATGCCAGATGACGGTGTTATGGAAGGAAGTCAAGGCTCAGGTGAATATCTACCTGATCCTGCGGCACAAGCTGCTGGAATGGCACCTCCAATTGAAGTTGATGAAGATGATACTGACAGTAACGCAAAGAGCTAAAGATTATCTTCAAAAAGTAGGCGAGCCTAATGTATCTCTCTCCGTAAAAGGAGGGGGATGCTCTGGTTTTAAATATGAATGGGGTACTACAGATAAAGATCCTACGGTTGAAAATCTGTACTTGGATCCCATGGCCGAGATGTTTGTTTTCGGTTGTACAGTAGATTATGTAGAAGAACTAGGTGGTAGTTACCTAGCAGTACTGAACCCAAATGCAAAAGCTCAGTGCGGATGTGGTGAGAGCTTTGCGGTTTAAAAGGAGAGATTATGGAATATTTTATAGTAGCACTAATGACACTCGTGGATCCAGTCTTTGGAACACAAAACGTATATGTTTTCACTAAACCTCATGCAACAATGCAGGAATGTAAGATGTACGCAGTTGCAAATATACCAGCAATAAGCGAAACTCTATATAAGAATTTTGGTCCAGAGGATAAACCCTCTATGATTACATGCGTGACAGAAAAAACTATCAAAGAATTTGCTATACCTGCAGAATCTCCTGGAGAGGAGATATGAAAAAGAAAGTTAAACAACTACAAAAAAAGGTGAATACAATGGATATGAGCGTTCAATGGTTATTAACTAATCCGGTTACAACAGCATTAGTAGGATTAGTAATATTTTATATAGGACTAAAAATGTTTTCAGGAGGCATGAAGTCTATGGGTAATATGGAACACCTAACATGGTTTTTAGGAAATCCAATTTACATGTTCTTCGGTGGAATCATAATGACGCTAGCATGGCAATCGAGTTCATTATCAACTACAGCAATTATTGCGTTAGTTGCATCTGGAGCTCTACCTCTTCCAGCCGCGGTTGCTTGTGTACTAGGTGCAAATATAGGTACTACCGGCACCATTTGGTTGGCAGGTTTCTTTGTATCCGATGGCATACCGAAAGGTGATACATTACGAATTGCAATGGCACATACAGGCATGAACTTGTTTATGGCTATCATGCTTCTTCCATTTGTGCATCATATAGCAAAATACCTCAGTAAATTTTAAAGTGTGACATTTATATCACAGTACTTGAAAAAAGTGCAGCTAGGCTGCATTTTTTTGTTTACTTCTGCTGAAAAATGGTTTATACTAGTTATATAAAGTAAAAAAATAACGATGGAGAATTTATAATATGAGTGTAATTTATTTAGATATGGACGGAGTTCTTGCAAACTTCTTTGATAAATTTGCGGAATACTTTGAAAAACCGCATTGGAAACAAATTCCTAATAAACTTCAAGCGATTGAAGAATTAAAAGGAACTGATTTCTTTTATACACTACTTCCTTTCGAAAATACTCAAGAACTTGTATACCATGTTCGAAAAGTTGCCGAAGAAAATGATTTAGAATGGGGAATCAATTCATCACCATTAAGAGGTGATAGAGATAACTCTGCATATCATAAAAGAAGATGGCTTGAAAAGAACGGCATAGCCGATCATCTTAAGATTGAAAACTTGATCTTCACAGGTCAAAAAGAAAACTATGCAACCGAAACAGTCGGTGGAATGCCAAACATTTTGATTGATGATAAACCATCAAACATTCAAAAATGGGAAGCCAAAGGCGGTATCGGTATCAGATACCAAGCCAATAAGGATTCTTTAGATTATTTAAAAGATAAGCTTAAAGCAGCCATCTACAAGTTAGAAGATATATAAATAACTGCATGGCAGAAATATTTGATTTTGGCTTTACAGCCGTAACAGAAGAAGAATTAGAAGCAGTACAAAAAGCCACCAGCACAGCAGCTGCGGTGGAGTCGACTGCGTCTGAAGTGAAAGAAAGACTGGATAAGCTATATAACGCTATTCAACCTCTTTTGACGAACCTCAAGGCAAATCCAGAGAAGGAATATATTCTCTGGCCGAATCGTCTTGATAAAGTAGAACAATTTGAAGATTATATACAGGGGATTTATAATGGGAAAAAAACGACATAGCACTGGCTACACCTCAAAAGGTGAAAGACGAAACGTAAGCAAAGCTACCAAAAAGGCAGTCCGTAAAGAGTATTTGGAGAATGGTAATGTTTTGTTTAATAAATTTGAAGCATGGAGAGCAGGCAAAAACGTGATGTTAACCATGCCAAATCCAAATAAAAATGAAACGAATAAAAGATTTATTCGAGTCAAAGCAACACATGTTTGGGGTAATCCAAACTATGTGAAAAAGAAATCAGCATAAGGATAATAAAATGGCAGCAGCAAATTTCGAAAAAGCACTTAAAACTATATTACATCATGAAGGCGGATATGTCAATCATCCTAGAGATCCGGGCGGAATGACAAATCTTGGAGTGACAAAACGAGTTTGGGAAGAATGGACACAGGTTGAAGCAGATGAAAGAGACATGAGATCTCTTACACCTGAAAAAGTTGGTCCTCTTTACAAAGCACGTTATTGGGATAAAGTAAAGGGTGATGATCTACCTTCAGGTTTAGATCTTGCAGTGTTTGACTGGGCAGTAAATTCAGGACCTGGACGAGCAGCAAAGAAACTTCAGGCTATGATTGGTACTACAGTTGATGGCGGAATTGGTCCAAACACATTAAAGAAGGTTGCTTCTCATGTTAAGAAAGAAGGACTAAAAGAAACTATTGAAGAATATACAAAAGTCAGACAAGATTTTTATGAGTCATTAAGTACATTTGACGCATTTGGAAGAGGATGGACTCGTAGAAATAATGAAACATGCGAAATGGCATGTGCAATGGCTAAGTAATGGAAATCATTTTAACTTTATGGGTAATAGAAATATGTGTAAACTTATTGCAATCTTCATAAGCTGGCCTTGGGAATTAAAACACGAGGATTAGTATAATCCTGGCGTATTAGTTGCAATCCACACAGGCTTGCAGTATGCAGTAGCCTTATGTTCATCGGGAACTATCGAGTAATGTTGATAGTTCCCATATCTTTTTACAACTCTTGATGCAAAATAATTGCAATCATTGATGTCTCTGAAATACATAGGGTTTCTCTTTAATTCCTTATCACCAATTAGTAGCACAAGTAAGAAAGCGTGTATCATTTAAATGGATCCTTCCACTTTTCTTTTTTTCTTGCTATCTTAGGTGTTTGACTTAACGTCATTTTAAACTCTTCCTTTGTAGGTAACTTTGCTTCATATTCTTCTTGCTTTTTCTTTTGATCTGCAAACCTCGGAGTCTCACGCATGTTGAGCTGAGCTTTAAACCTTTGAATTACAGGCTTAGCATTACCACTGAAACGTATAAACTCTTTTATTGCAAGATACGAATGACCTTTAAACATAAGCTTTCCGTCTACAATAACTGAGCCTTTTGGAGCTTCAATTTCAAGTATTATGTTTTCGTATTGATACTTCATTTCTTTTTAAACGAATCATTTAATGAATCTACTACACTATCTATATTTGGTTCTTTTCCGTTAGGACTATATTTACACCTGTATGATGCAGGACAGAACCCTTCAACTACAAGCTGGTATGTGTCATTGGCACCTCTGTACAGGCAAACCTGCTGGCCGCTTTTAGTTTTTACAACTTTATATCTTCGACAAGTAATATATTTTGGGTCTTCTCTCACACCTCTTCGTATTTCCTGTTCCCATGTCCAATCACTTGGTTTTTTAAGAAAGCAGGTAAAACATTGAAAAATATTTTTAGGTTGTTTTGTTTCAGACCACGCGATATTACTCGAAGGGATTAAAATCATCAAGACTACGACGCCGACCATGTTGTAATATTTTTTCATTTAACCTCACAAAACCCCATACCGCGAGTAGACACACCCACATTGTGTTATAGTCATCCCACGGTACGAATAGATGATAGATGGATTCTACCATGCTGGATTAATATAGCCTCTGGTTTCTAAGAATAAGTAACCCATAAAACCTAAGGCGCCAGCAATCACTAAGCAAAGAAAAGTAACTCCAATGATTTCTATAAGTCTTCTTCTACGCTCTTCCTGCGCATATATCGCCTCTTGTCTCTTCTTTCTTATTGATGCTTCTGTTGCTAAAAGTTCTTGCCAAGCACTCGGACCTCGTGTAAAAGAGATGATTTGTTTGAGTTCTTCTCTCATATCTTCTGCTTTTTTCTTAGCCATAAGCGATTGTAAAGCCTCCTCTTCTACTGAGCCAGCCGCAAATAGTTTCTTAAACAATGGTGGTTTCTTACTATACTCTTCAGATTTTTTAATGTCACTTACGGCACTCATCCATCTGCCGAGATCGGCACCCATTGATTCTATATCACGACCCGCTGAAAACCCTTTTTTAATAAGGGAAAATGCACTCGACGCAGTGGCCAGCGCTGTTACTGGATCAATCACGGTAAATTTCCTTCCATTCCTATTATATTGTATTTATAAAAAAGTGCGGCTTCGATGCATTTTTTCCTTTACATTCAAATAAAAGTGTGGTAGAATAGTATCATGATCAAATTAAAACATAAGTTCAACTGTGATAAAAATGTCACACCATATAAAAAAAATGCAACCAACTGCAGATTAATGGTGTACATTTACAGAAAAGTGTGGTAGAATAGTATCATAAAATAAAAAAAGATGGAGAAATAAATGTCAAAGATAAAGAACTATATGATGGATATTGAAGAAAAAGTTTACGATATTGACGGTCTTGAAGCAAAAGTTTCAGAATCAGAACATATTGATGAAGTGAAAAGCTTTGTGTTTGATAAACTTGATCTTAAAACAAACTTTGATAAAGACATCGCCAGTGATGTTGTCAAAGGATGTTGGAATGAATATTGGAGCTACTATTAATGGCTAAGTACAAAAAGAAATATCTTATGCCAACAAGGTTTGATCCAAAAGGTCATATGTATGTCGGCATCGTCTGGCCGATGGAAGGAAGCACTGGAAAACAATATGATGTTGAATTGACAGACGAAGGATTTGAATGTAGTTGCCAAGGATTTGCTTTCCATGGTTATTGCAAACATTCAAAGGCAGTCTTACAAAAAGTTGAAAAGACAACCTTTGATAATTTTATGAGGATACTTTAGATGGTTGCAGGGAGTGTTACTGGAACTCGACAAGACGAGTTAGCGTCAGGATGGAAATACAACGACTGCATACTCTCCCATCTACAGGAACAGGGTTGCTCCTTAATAAGCACGCGTGGGACCACGGTTAGTTCCACACCATACACCACTACCGTCGAACTCACGAACGGGAGGTGTATAAATAACATGGTAGATGTTAGAGGACAGACAGGACACGGGTGCAATACCCGTCGCCTCCACCATGAATACACTGCGGACGCGGATGAAAGACATTACGATTGTATAGAAACATCGTACGATTCAATTCCGGATAGTTTGCAAGAAAACTAGTAGTGTATTCATGATGGGGGCGAAATAGGATCGACTGGTGTTTGAGTCTACAAAACCTAAATGCAAACGATAATTTTGCACCTGTTAATTACGCCTTAGCGGCCTAATTGTACTGAGCCAGGAGAGAGCTTGGAAACAGAATCTCTCCACAGAATTTGGCCGACGGGTCGGATAGTGTAGTGCAAGGAAACGCGTCACACCAAGAGGCGTAACTTGATTGCTTAGGGGTGGTACCCAGGTTCAAAGCCTAGCGGCTAAGGATCACATCACTCTACCGAGTGGAAGTAAGTTCTAGGGGATTGGAAGAATGGTATCTTTGTCGACCTAGTTGGAGGTGAAACCCAAGTCCTCCCTACACACTTTAATTTTATGGAGAAAATATGAAAACCGTTGAAGAACTTTATGAAAAAATTTCAGTACTACATGATAAAGCAGTAATGCTTCATCGTGAAAGATATAAAACTTCAGGTTCATATGATAAAACCAAATGTCAATATTTAGTTGACGATATTCAAGCAATGGCAAAATTGATAGGCGGAACTCAAGTAAATCTTGAAGCAAATTTTGCCGATCTTTCAGACAAAATCCCATCAGCAACAGGAAAATAACTGTGACAAAAATGTCACACCCTACAAAAAAAGTGCAGTTAGGCTGCATTTTTTTGTTTACATTTGCTGTGAAATGTGGTAGATTATATTATTAAATAAACATAGATGGAGATTGCACATGCAAACTAAAGAAGAAAGATTACAAATGATTAAAGATGCTCACGCTAGGTTCAAGGCTAGACAAGCCCGTGAAGCACGCCTTATGGATGAAATGGATAAGGAAGGTGAAGAACGCACTGAAAATTGGAATCACTGGACAGATGCTTCCTCTTACGCCAATGAGTACTACGGCGATACAATGAGAAACACAACTCGGTATGACAATGACTGGGATTAATCCTGAAATAAGAAACCGAATCAGGTTGTCAATAGCTGCATACGCTTATGAATATAAAAATGATCAAATCATGAGCGATGCAGAGTTTGATGAGTTGGCTCTCAAAATAAAACCTGAAGAAAAAACTGGTAATCGTAAGTTGGATAACTTCTTTAAAAAACATTTTATGCCAGATACAGGCATGTGGATAAGAGTACATCCTGAACTTGGAAAGCTAGATTACATATACACTACTTACTTTAAGGATAAAAAATAAATGACTATGCATTTAGTGAGAGGTATGTCTTCCCTCAATTCAAAGAAGCGTAAAGTTAAAAAACAACCAGGTTGGCAAAAAGCTCAAGCCGAACATGATGCATGGCTTCGTTCAATGGGCGCTCATCCTGATCAACGTAAAGGAAAGCCAAAAGTAAATGTCAATAGTATTCCGAACTATACAGAATCACGTCCGTCACTCCCAACGTCGGACAGGATATGCGGGTCAACAGCTAAAAAATCTCAAGTTAAATATTCAGGAGATTACATCGTCGGCATCGCAACAATGCACAAATCAAACCTCGTCCCAGTTGGCCGAGGTGACAACCCAGAAGATTATTCCAAAATGAGGAGGACTTAATGACAATTGGAACACCCTACCCACGCAGTGAAATGGTAGACATGCTAAGGCAAAAAGTTTGCCAAGTTAGGTTTATTAAAGTGAATGGAGAAGAACGAGATATGCAATGCACTCTCAAAGAAGATCTTATTCCTGGCGATAAGAAACCTAAAGATGATGATCAAGGCGTTCAAGCTACAATCGGAGTTATCAAAGTTTTTGATGTCGATAAACAAGATTGGAGATCATTTAAAGTTGATAACGTAACTAAGTTTGCTTACCCATGAGACAGTGGGTTTATGAAAGATGGGAGGCTGTAATGAATTCTGAAAAGAATCCATTACGTCATATTCCTGATACACAAACTCGCCATTTGATAATGCAATGTTTAGCATGGACTTGGTGCGGAGCATTTTCTACAATGGTTGGGTCATATGCAATGTTTGGAGCTTCAGCACTTATACATTGCATTTTACTGGCAGCAATTGCCGTTACAGTTGCTACATTTGAAACAGCAAAGAGAAAGCCTGGATTTTTCTTAAAAGGAAATGGATATCATAGTTATCCAAGAGCAAGACAGAACATGTATGTAAACGGGCAAAAAGTAAAATTAGATGACGGTGATCCCGGCGGAGAACATGAATAAGTGATATATTTGTCACAGCATATAAAAAAAATGCATTCAACTGAAAATAGTTGTGTACATTTACCGCGTTATATGGTAGAATGTATACATAATGAATAATCGGATGAGTATAAACATGGTCAAGCCTACAGCGATTCAAACAAAAGTAGGTGGGTCTTGCCAGCCCTCACTAGAAGTGGTGGACAAAAACTATGGGTTGCCTCAATTCAGAGGTTCGTTTTGGAAAAAATCGGTAAGATCCCAGCAACAACAAAGGAGAAGTTAGATGGTAGCACGTAAGAAAAAGTTTAAAGCAAGACCTAGGACAGGACTAGCCGCGGTTGATCCAACAAAAGGTTTTACTCATGTTCTTTCAATATTTCATATGGATATTGATAAGAAAACTATTACAAGTATCTGTAAAGAATGGGTCAAAAAGACTTATGCCAAATCAGATGCTGCTGCCATTCTAGCAAATCCTGAGTATCATTTCACATCTTACACGCACCGAGCGGCTACTATCTGGTACGTAGACCAAGGGGGTCAATTTGAGGAAAAACACTTAAGCTATAGAGATAGCCTAAAATCTCGATTCGATGATTTAATTCCAGTAGGAAAGGAAATACTCAAACAGAAAAAAGAAATCGCTAAAGAAAAATCTAACGTAATAGTTCTAACCCCTCAAGAAAGATTACGTATTAAGATTAATAAAACCGTATTGATCGAGCTCGAAGATTTACAGGATGCTTGGATTGAAGGTGAAAAACCTGAGCTCGATCTTTATGAAAGATTTAAATATCATGGATTAACAGGTGCAGCAGCACAACCATGTAGAGATGTTATTGAAGGATGGCTTTTAGATTATACAGATGCTTATCACAAACGATGTGAACAAGCAGTTGAAGGTTATTCTCATTTAAAGAGATCAGAAATCAACAGACGAATCAAACATTGTGAAGCCATGCTGGCTGATCTTGAAAAAATCAAGTCAGCTGCAAAGGCAAGGCGTAAGACCCGTGCTCCAAAGACTCGCACTGCAGATAAGCAGGTAGCTAGATTGTCATATATGAGAGAAGATAAGGATTTTAAAATCGTATCTGTGGCAGCCACATCTATTCCTGGAGCTGAAAGGCTCTACACATTCAATGTAAAGAATAAAATTCTTACAGAGTATGTTACCTTGTCACCTAAAGGTTTTCAAGTTAGTGGTTCTACATTGAAAGATGTTGATATGGATGTGTCAAGGTGTGTAACTCTGAGAAAGCCTGATGACTTTATTCCTATAGTTATAAATAAAACTACCAAACAAATTGACAAAGCATGGTCAAGTCTCACAACAAAAACTCGAAAACCTGCTCCAAGGATAAACAAAGACACCATACTATTGAGGGTTATATGAAACTGTTTAATAAATTAATTGCAGTAGGTGTTCTTGCTGCGTTGTACACTCCAGTAAATGCACAAGCTTTTAACAAGTATGTTGATGATGTTCAATGTATGGCATTAAACATATATCATGAAGCAAAAAATCAATCAATGGTAGGTCAAATTGCAGTTGGTTTAGTTACTATGAATAGAGTTCGTGATCATAGATACCCAAACTCTGTATGTGAAGTAGTTAAGCAAGGACCGTCAAGACCATCATGGAAAGATCCAAATAAAAGAATACCAATAAGACATAAATGTCAATTTAGTTGGTTCTGTGACGGCAAGTCTGATGATGCTAAAGAGTCAAAAGCTTGGTGGAAAGCAGTTGAATATGCAAGAATTGTTATGTCATATAGGATTATGGATATAACAGAAGGAGCAACACATTACCATGCAACGTATGTGAGACCAGCATGGGCTTATACAAAAACTCGTACAACGAGAATTGAATCTCACATATTTTATAGATGGGAAAAATAATGGAAGTACTAACTAAAAAGCGATTTGCAAAACTCGTTGAAGAAAAAATAAAAGATAAACCTATGCCGTATATTGATGCAGTATGTGATGTATGTCATGATAGAGAACTAGACACAGCAGATATTGGTAATCTTATTAGTCCTATACTAAAAGAAAAGATTAAAGCTGAAGCTGTTGAATTAAATATGATGAAAGGTGGAGCGTCTTTACCGATATGATGCCACATGAATTCAAAGACTATAGAGATAAACCTCCAAAGAAACCACAATTAGAACTAAGAGATTATTTTATGATTATCGTGTCAGCATATGTGATAGGCACAAGTCTTCTTATTGGAGATTTTTTTACATTGATTATGGGAAGTGTGGCTTGGAATTTCTATGAAAATTACAGGGTAAACCAATGAGAATAGAAGAAGATATTAAACTCGATTATTCAGACGTTTTAATAAGACCAAAAAGATCAACGCTTATTTCGCGTTTTGATGTTAAAATGGATAGAACATATCAGTTTGTTAATAGTAAAAAAGAATGGACTGGTATTCCAATCATGGCATCTAATATGGATACCGTTGGAACATTTGAAATGCATAAAGCATTAAGCGAACATGATGTAATTACATGCATTGCAAAACATTATAACTCTAATTCAGATAACTGGTGGAAACTTCCATACGAAAAAAATACAAATACACTATGCGTTATGGGCGGTATCGCTGATTGGGATATGGAACAAACAATTAACATTTACAATAACACACGTCCAGCTTTTATTGGATTGGATGTAGCAAATGGTTATACAATTAGTTTCGTAGATGCTGTTAAAAAATTAAGAGATGCTTGTCCGGATGCAACAATCATAGCGGGTAATGTGGTCACTGCAGATATGACTCAGGAATTGATTCTTTCTGGTGCAGATATTATTAAAGTCGGTGTAGGACCAGGCTCGGTGTGTACTACAAGAATCAAAACTGGTGTAGGTTATCCACAACTCAGCGCTGTGATGGAATGTGCAGATGCAGCTCATGGTTTAGATGGTCATATCATTGCTGATGGTGGATGCAATAACTCCGGTGATATTGCAAAAGCTTTTGCAGGTGGTGCTGATTTTGTAATGATTGGTGGAATGCTTGCAGGTCATGATGAATGTGACGGAGAAATTGCAGACGGCAAAATGAGATTTTATGGTATGTCATCTAACACGGCAATGGATAGACACAAAGTAGGAAAAAGAGAATATCGTGGTGAAGAAGGTAAAACTGTAGAGGTTGAATATAAAGGACCTGTTAAAGATACTATCATCGATATATTAAGTGGTGTAAGATCTGCTTGCACTTATGTTGGAGCAAAGAAACTTAAAACACTTTCTAAATGTTCAACATTTGTTCGTGTAAATAACACACATAACACAGTTTTTGGAGGTTAAATGAGTGATGTTAAAGAAGCCGCACTGGCTGAAGCTCAAAAAACGTATAAAGGTTTTTTAGTTTTCTTAAAATATCTTTGTTATGGATTTATTGCAATAATCATTGTAGCATCTTTTAATAACTGGGGTGTTGATGGTACAGGCAGTAGGCACTTACCAGAAGAAATAATAGATCAATATGATCCACAGAATTTAAATAAGAAAAAGGGAATATGATGACAAAGGTTTTTATTATTGCAATTGTAATGTGGTGGGGTGATCCTGCTATGATACCAGAAAATGATTCAGTTGAAGTTAAGTGGTTAGACGGAAAGCCATTATATTTTATGACAGAAAAAGAATGTGGAATGCATATAGATGAAAATCTAGATGCTCTTAAAGGTTATGGAAGATCTGTATATCCTACAGCGAATGCAGTAAAAACTATTCTATGCGTACCGCAAGAAAGAAATATAAGTGATAAAGCATGAGCAATCAAGCATATCATAACAAAGGATTTGGTGTAGCGTTTATGTGGATAATGCTACTCTTTATCGGTTTACCGGCAATCATGATATTATCAATAGACGATGGATTTGCAAAGTTTGTGAGTATGCGTGGTTTCGGTAGTGAGTGTTGGCAAAATAGCAAACATGAAAGAGTATGTCGTGAGGACAACTCTTGTAAATTTTTACGCAACTTCTGTATTGAAGAAGTTTATAGATGGAAAGCAAAATGAATATATTAAGTAAATTACCTGACTTTTGTTTAAGTCACTGGTTGTTTAGAATACCTTTAGCAATTATTTTTATTCAACAAGGATTAATGAAACTTCCTGTTAGCGCGGATGAAGCAGCATCATATGGATTATCATATCTTGTCTGGTGGTTTGTTGCTTATGGCGAATTACTAGGTGGCATAGGTTTAATTGCAGGCGGAATACTAAGTAAAACACCAGCTACAATGGAACAAATATTTGGTGTAGATTTTATTGAACCTTGGGGCGATCTTATAACAAGATTCAGTGGTATAACATTAGCATGTATCATGACAGGTGTTATATGGATTGGTGAACCTGAAAGCTTTATGGATGTAATATTATATGATAATCTTCATGTATTATTATGGGTAGGCGGTTTATTCTTTGCTTTAAGAGGAAATCGTGTTGGCTAGTTTTTATAAGGCCTGGATGTATGCTTTAGGTAGTTATTCAGATGATAAAACAAAGCCTTACGATAAATACATGTTGTTTATAAGAAGTATGTGGGTGATCTTACACATAACAACATGTTTGTTTATCATTGCAGGAAATGCAAAATTATTAGGATTATTTTAACTGTAATCGTATATATACTATTTTAACCGGCGGAGTATCTCCTTACGATCCCGCCAAAACACCCTCGAAAGGAAATTTATGAAAATACTATTAAGGGCTCTGGTAGTAGCACTACTACCGTTGACTTTAACATTCTCTGCAATTGCAGGTGAAAAGTTAAAAGTCGGATTTGTTTTTGTCGGACCAGTGGGTGACCACGGTTGGACTTACATGCATGATCAAGGACGTCAATCTGTGATTGAAGCTTTTGGTGATAAAGTAGAAACCGTATATGTTGAAAATGTACCAGAAGGTCCTGATGCTGAAAGAGTCATGCGTCAAATGGCTTTAGGTGGAACAGATATTATATTCGCAACGTCATTTGGTTATATGGAAGCAATGCTAAAAGTTGCTAAAGACTTTCCGAATGTAAAATTTGAACACGCAACAGGTTACAAAACTGCACCTAATATGTCAATCTATTCTTCTAAATTTTATGAAGGAAGATATGTACAAGGTGTTATTGCAGGAATGATGAGTAGAAAAGGAAAAGCAGGTTATATTGCATCTTTTCCAATTCCTGAAGTTGTAAGAGGAATCAATGCATTTTATCTTGGTGCAACATCAATTAATCCTGACTTTGATATTGATGTCATATGGGTTAACACATGGTATGATCCAGGCAAAGAAGCAGATGCTGCTAAAGTATTAATTAATCAAGGTGCTGATATCTTAACACAGCATACAGATTCTACTGCACCTCTACAAGTTGCTGAAGCTGAAGGAATATTTGCTTTTGGTCAAGCATCTGACATGATTAATTTTGCGCCTAATACTCAACTAACTTCTATCATTGACCAATGGGGTCCTTACTATGTTGCTAGAGTAAAAGCAGTTATGGATGGAACATGGGAAATGGCAGATACATGGGGAGGCATGAATACCGGCATGGTTGAAATGGCGCCTTATACAAATATGCCTGCTAATGTAAAAGAGGCAGCCGAAAAGATTGCAGCCGCAATCGAATCAGGCGAATTTGTTATCTTCCCTGGAAAATCAGTTGGAGATCTACTTGGTATGAATCAGTACGTTGACGGAATCGACGCATTCTTACCTAAATAAATTAAATAGCCCCCTGAAATATGGGGGCTACCGGATATATTATGGAACCATTTGACGCTTACAAATATTATATGGCAATAAAACTTCACTTTGAAAGTGATTCTTATGATGCTGCCAAATATAATTTTAAAACATCTATTAGTCCTCAATCGTTTTGGAAACGAAGAGACAAATACCATTTTGCAAAACTCTCAAAAAAATTTCACACACCTGATGAGCTGGTAGATTTTTATGTATCACAGTTTATAAGTGGTAACAAATGGATAGGTGAAATGCTTGAAGGAGATGAACATTTTACAGAATGGAAAAGAAAGAAAGAATCTTTGACTTATACATTTACGAATGATATAAATAGTCTAACGGAAAGAGTAAAACAATTTGATGATCTCTTTTCAATTGGTACTCATCCTTTCGTAGTGGAAGAATATATGAGTAACAATATCTGTTTGGAATCGGTGGTCATACTAGATAAACTAGTAGGTTTCATGAAAGATGCAGATAAACAAATAACTGAGACAATTGTCTGGCCGGATATGTCTCGGTTGATTAAAAAGTATCGCACTTTTATTAATTGTGATTTGAAAAAAATGCAACAAATATGCATAAAACGGTTTACATTCTAATAAAACTGTGGTATAATATACTTATTGATTATGAATAAATTGGACAATTCAGCAAATACAAAATACGGAGTAAATACATATGTCTTTTGCAGCACTTAAAGAAAATCGTTTAAACGATATTTCAAAATTAACCGAAGCAGCCAGCGCAGCTGGTGGCGGAGGAGAACAAAAATCCTACAAAGATGATCGGTTCTGGAAACCAACAGTTGATAAAGCTGGTAATGGTTACGCAGTAGTCCGATTTCTCCCAGCACCAGAGGGTGAGGATCTCCCCTGGGTTCGATATTGGGATCACGGCTTTAAGGGTCCTGGTGGATTATGGTACATTGAAAAATCTTTGACTTCAATCAGTCAACCTGATCCTGTTTCCGAAATGAATTCTAAACTTTGGAATACAGGTAGAGATGAAGATAAACAGACTGTTAGAGATCGTAAGCGTAGGCTACATTATGTAACCAACATTATGGTTGTGTCTGATCCTTCAAATCCATCTAATGAAGGAAAAGTATTCCTTTATCAATTTGGTAAAAAAATCTTTGATAAAATCATGGATTTAATGCAACCACAATTCCAAGACGAGAAGCCTGTTAATCCATTTGACTTCTGGGAAGGTGCCGATTTCAAACTGAAAATTCGACAGGTTGAAGGTTATCGTAATTATGATAAATCTGAGTTTGCAGCACCAGCTGCTTTACTTAACGGTGATGATACCGAATTGGAAGGTGTCTATAATAGAATGCATAGTCTACAGGAGTTCCTTGATCCTAAGACTTACAAATCATACGGTGAACTCCAAGAAAAACTCATGAGAGTTCTCGGTGAATCTGCTCCAATGACAACAGCGGAGTCAGTATCTCTGGATGAAGTTGCCACTTCTCCATCCATTCCTACGAGCAACGAGCCAGAGATTAAAAGTGAAAGTAATGATGATGATACTCTGAGTTATTTCTCACGATTGGCTAAAGAAGCCTAAGGAATAATATTCCTTAAACTTTAAAGGGAGGTTTTTACCTCCCTTTTTTTTATGGACCTGCTTCTGCGTTCAAGATAACCCCCAGGTCCTTTTTATCTAGAGTAGTAGATCCAGCATTAGCGTTATTTCCACCGCCGCCTCCACCGCCAGTTGTAGTCACAGGACCTGTAGCAGTAACTGGGCCAGTAACTAAAACTGATCCCGCTGAGATAGCAACCTCAGATGCAGATGTCGCGCTTGCTCCTCCACCGCCTGCCAAATCTTTATCTAGTGCGCTTCTTAACATAAAGAGATTATCTTTTGCAGCTGCATAGGCAAAACTCTTATTTGCTAAACCTTCAATATCTTGTCCAAAAATTAGACCGCCTTTTTGCCCGAATATTGCAGATTCAATAATAGGAACAGATTCTTTAAGATTTTCTGCAAATGTTTTAATATCCATTGCATCTTTGTCAACTTTGATTGCCATAACCTTTTTTAGATTAGTAGCAACATTACCTATTGCATTACCTGCTTTTGTTAATTCTTCTGATTGATCGGCAAGTTCTAATACTTTCTCAAATGGTCCTTCAGCAAAGAATCCAGCAATGGCTGTTCCTACACTTGCAATAGATCCTATAAACTCACTCTTTGCAAATGCACCTAATCCAGTGCCAAGATCTTTCATTGCCGTACCGGCTTTCTTAGCATTTTCAAGATCCTTGCCCTCACCTATTGATAATAATATATCAACCTGATTTTTTACTCTTTGAGCCTGACTGCCGTCTTCACCAGCAGACATATTTCCTAAGAATCCGGTTAGCGCAGTTGCACCTTCACCGGCTGCAAACACTGCAAGACCTCCACCAATACCCGACATTACAGTGACAAATTTACCTATATTACCTGCCATCTGATCAAAAGGTTTATCTGCAATTGATAGGTATATTTCTACTTCGTCTTTAACTCTTTGTGCGTTACTTTTACCTTCGGTGAATAATTTAACACCATCACTTAGTTTAGCTGTGCCAGCGGCCGCCGCACCTGAAGCTGCTGTTGCAACTTCACCTACCGCAAATGCTATAAGACCTGCACCTATACTTCCCATAACAAGTGGAAAGGCCGCAACTTTTCCAAAGGTGGCATTCTTATGACTCATTATATCTAATAGTGCAGATACGTCTGTTTTAACTCTTTCACCAAAAGATGTTCCTTCGGTAAACATAGTAACACCTGCCGCTTTACCCGCCGCAGATGTACCTACACTTGCAAGATCACCTACTGATTTAACAGTCTGGCCAGCTCCGAATAATGCTAAACCTACACCTAAACTACCAAGTGCAAGAGAAACTTTACCTGCATCTCCAACTTTAATATCAGCGAGAGATAATAGAGTTCTTACATTCTTTACGGTTGTATCAGCAAAACTTGTGCCATCCATAAATTTTTGAACTGTTTTATCCAGAGCTGCTCCTGCAGTAGCAGTAGCTGAACCTGCTCCAAATGCTATAAGTGCAAGACCTAATGCTGCAAGACCTCCGGATACTTTAGCAAAGTCAGTTGCAGTATACTGAAGATCTGCAATTGACATAAGTGTCATAACATTATTTTTAACTGAATCTGCAAATGGATTATTAGGATCTTCAAACTTAGCAACTACTGTATTGATACCTGCACCAACACCGAATGCGGCGAGTCCTGCACCTAGTCCACCTAACATAAGTGATAGTAGACCTGCTTTACCAAATGCAGCAGCAACACTTCCTTCTTTGGCAACTAACTCATCTGCAATACCAGTTAGTGCAAGAACATTTTTCTTTACCGCTTCACCGTCAAATTCACTGAGTTCTTTAAGTAGAAGTGCACCACCTCCAGCAAGTAGACCTAATCCTCCTGCAGCAGCACCTACACCTAGACCGGCACCACCGAGGAATCCACCTATACCACCTCCGCCAAGTGCTCCTAAGAATCCACCTTTTTGTGCACCACCATCACCTCCAGCACCTTTACCTGTATTTCCTTTAACAGCTTCAAGCGCATCAATCATTCTTTCTTGACGTGCCACATCTTCACGTCTTGATTCGGTATCAGGTGATGCAAGTTGTTCAGTAATCTCCGCCATCTGAAATACAGACTTTTTCATTTCAAGCAGATGTCTTCTTGAATTACGCGTATGTTCTTCTACGTTTGCAAGACTTGTGTTGCTTTTGTTTACACTATCAATAAGTGCCTGAAAGCCGGAGTTTTCTTCTGCCATATTAATCCTCTATTAGTTGAACAGGATGCATCTTTCCATTGAATTCTTTCATCTCAATACTACCTTCTTTGCATACCCATTGCGGACCACCTGATCCTTGTGTTCTTAATACTTTTCTTTTAGTCGACAAACAATGAGATAATGAATCCCTCGGAGTAAATTCCGTAGGTTTATTTTGGGGATCACCACTCATAAACATCATAAGAATAAAACCTGTAAATGTTTCTATCATACCGTTTACTTTCCGTTTTTTAACTCGTCTATTCGTTCCTCTAGTTTACTAATTCTCTTTTCATAAAATTCTAAAGTTAATTTTTGTTGTTGGTCATAAGGAGCTTGTCCTGTTTCTATATTTTGTGCAAGCTTTTCTAACTGGCTTGCCAAATGTTCAATCAACATAAATTGTTCACTATCAGCTGGGAGAGAACCCATTTCACCTCTTGGCCACTTTATACGAAATTCTGTATTCTCTTCTAAATCAGTATTCATTAAAGTAATATTAGTTTCAATTTGATTTAGTCTTTCAATAACTCCAAAGTAAGCCCATGTACCAACTGCTGCGGCACCTATTAAACTTATTATATTACGAAGCGGTGTCGCTACTACCGTGTTATCACTAATCTTCGCCATTAGTCTTTCCTAACTGATAACGAATCGGTTCGGCTTTTAGCAGCTAATGCTTCTTTACCATAAAAAGCTGCTACAATTGCTGCAACAGATACAAAGTAAACTGCTGCCATATCACCTAAGATTGATGCTGCTTGATCTAATCCTAAGAATTGCGCCAACACAACTGCAAATGGATAAAGTAACATACCCCATAGCGCGAACCATGCCATTTGTCTTTGTGCATCTTGTTTTTTATCTTCATTTTCCATATCAGACCTGAGGTCTTCAAGTTCAATCATTCTTCTTTCCATTGCCATTTCCTCATCACTTACTATTCCATCTCCATCTTTATCTAGATGTGCAAAACTAGAATCTTTTTGTAATTTCTTTTGTGCCATGTTACCTTTTCTGACGATCGTTTTGTTCTTCAATTGCGTCTAATAATAAAGCTACGTATATTTCTCTTTCCCATGGAACCATCATTTCTATTTCTGTAAGTGACCACTTGTGGTAATATAGTAATGCAAAGTTCATCCGAATCATGTTCTCTAGAGAATCATGAGAAAGAGCTACCCTAAAAAATCGCCAATACCTCCTAATTGTAATTGTGTTTCTTCGTTACATTTAGAACATTTAAATTCAACATCATGGATAAGCCTTGGAAAATTATCAAAGGCACCTTGTGCATTTTTAAATTGCTCTGAGTTAAGTGATTCTAAAAACTGTACAATCTCTTCAGGTGTTTGATCACTTGAAGGATATACAGCATCTGCATCATACACATAATCTACAGATGCGCCCATTGTCGCAATTAGAGTATCAGCAGCAGTTCCTCCTGATATCTGCATAAATTCTTTTAGTCTACCAACTGTAGGTAATTTAAAACAAACACCAACTGAATCATTTATTTGAACTTTTTGTTCATCTGCATTTTCACCGGTAGGTTCAATTGAATCTAAATTAAGTTCATATTCATTTGGATGCTCACAATGTGAACATTTAAGTTGTATTTTGGCGGTTTCACCAACGCTCTTAGCTCTGATTTTAAGTAGTAGATATTCAATATCAGTTGATGTAATATCTTCCAGATTAAGCTTTTCAAATGTGCAGGCTTTTACCATATCATTTGTTGCACTTGCGATTTGTGCTGGATCTTCGCTTTCAGTCGCTTGCAGTAGTATCTTTTGTTCTTTAACAAAGAAAGGTCGGTACTCTACATTCAAACCGCAACCCGGCAACTTAACGGTATGCTTTGCGGTATTTACTAAAGGTAAGCTCATATTTTAATAATCCTTAAAAAAATCTATTGAAAATTTCATTTCCAATTTTTGCTGCAATGGCAGAGCCAGTGCTACTTGTTTCTCTCCAGTCATCATATGCAAATGTGACTGTTACTCTTGACACGGTGTTTTCATTTGTATTTCCTAAATCCACCGTACTGATATTTATAGGAAATGCTTTACGCAGTTTACACGAGTAAACCGGAATATTTTGATCATTTAGCTGTTGTATCTCTACTTCAGATACAAAATCATCTTTGTAGTGTAAAGTCTTTCTATCAAGATCAACTATTTTAGAAAGCCATTTATCAAAAACATCTTTGATATAATAATCTCCAGTAAGCAAGAACGTAAAGGCTACATCATCACTGATGTATCCATACGGTATTTTTCTAGCTTTCATATTTGTCATATACTCATTTGTAGCAATAGACCTTCCAGGCAACTGCGCTGTTTCACAAAGAAGTGAAATATCTCTCGGATCATTGAGTACCTGTAATGGATTGAAATTACCAGAAACTACATTCGTTATGATACTTCCTACGTCAATACTGACAAGAGGTAAGTTCATATAGACTGCAAATCTATTTGCTTTTGCTAGACCCGTTCTTCTACCTATAGTAGATTTAAGCGAGTCAATATTGGCGGGATACGTCATGAATATATTGCCTTTCTAGAGTCTTTGTAAACGGCAGTGACTCTCTGCTTTTTAAATCTTTGTGTTGGCATGAATAGAGCAATTTCCCATTCAGGTGCTTCAACTTTTGCTATTCTTGATTTGATATGCTGTGTTAAATAGTGTTTAAAACACGGCTCAAAGAATCTCAGTTTCCTTACACTTTTAAGTATTCTATATCTTGCTTTAAATCTTGTAGTGTCATCATATCTTTGATTAGTCATAGTTTGCATAAGAGCGTCAAAGAATTTTGCCCTTAAAGCAGGAGGTAGATAATGTAGATTTAAACCATAAAAACCACCTGGTGCTTTTTCAACCATGATAATTAAAGGAAACGTATCATAATATGGAAGTGTTTGTTTATTCTTTGGGTCATAAAAGAACATCAACATTTCACCCATCCTTGGACGTGTTGTACGAACAAGTTGTGAATCTCTTATTAAAGACTGTCTGTTTACAGTCCTCATTGTTTTAAGTTTATCACGGAACCATTCACGTGACTCTTCTGTCCTTGGAGGTATTCCTCCACGAAATGCTTGAAATTGTAATTTTTGAAATAAAGACTCTGCCATACTTCTATTTATACACTAACCCTTAAGGATTTTAATACCCATGTTAGTTAAAGTGTCTTCTGTCCATATTTGAAACTTATATCCTCGATCAATTGACCACTTTTCTGCAGCTTCCCATTTGCTCATATTCTTAACATATGTTTTAACTTCATTAAGATATTTTTTAGTTTTTCTTTTTGGTGTCTTTGGAGGAACAGTTTGAAATTTTGGTTTGATCTCTACAAGGTATTTTTTTCCGTTCTTATGAAGTAGATAAATATCAACAAAGTAACGGTGCATGCGATTATCCGTACGGCACCTATATGGTATGACAAATGATTCAGAGTTCCACTCTAATATATCGCTGTGCCCGTCAAGATAACGGAAAACAGCACGTTCCCAAGATGATCGATAGATTACTTTCGTTGGATCACCTCTGTATTTCTTATAGTTTTTTACTTTATAACGACCCTTATAAACCATATAAATACTTATAACAGATTTTAAGAAGGGATTCAGGATGTCATATGAACAAGAAGCTTTTGGAAGTGTAACAACTGCATCTGACGCGACAAATAAAGGTGAAACAACAAAAAGTCTTGGCCAACAATCAAAAGAAGCTTCTGGAGCAAGAGTTTCTTCATCTGGTGCATTTGGCGGATTGCAATTCCCTAGTAACACAGAAGGCCAGCCAGCATGGATAAGGATGCAAATTGTTGAAAGAGTAAGTGGAGGATTTGCAGAAGTTCTATCTGGTGCAACTCCTACTGGTAAAAATTTAGGATCAATAAGCCTTTACATGCCTCAGACAATAACGTTTTCTGATGGACTTACATATGATAATGCTGAACTTACTGGTATTACATCAGCACTTTTGACAAGCGCAAATGAAGCAAAAAATAACGGTCTTCTTTCAGGAATGGGAACTTTCGCATCAGCCGCCAAAGCAATTGGTCAAGATTTTGCTAGAAATAAAACATCAGCTGGTGCAGCAGTAGCAGCTTCAACAGGTGTAGCAATTAATCCAAGAGCGTCAATGCTTTTTAAATCGCCAACTTTCAGACAGCTGGCTTTAACATTTAAACTGATTCCGCAAAACAGAAATGAATCTATTACGATTGAAAATATAATAAATTATATAAGAATTCATGCATATCCCGAATTGATTGCGGGTGGTGCTTCATTTATGTTTCCAAATATATTTAGAATAAGCTTTATATCTTTTGGAGGAAGAAAGCCAAGAATTATGCCTTTTAATGATGCGTATTGTACCGGCGTAACAGTAAACTATAATCCAACATCACCTGCTCTTATGAGAGATGGAAGTCCAAATGAAGTAGATCTTACTGTCAACTTTCAAGAAACAAAAGTTCTTGATAGAAAAGGTATCATGCAGAGTGCAGGAATAAGAACATCCACTGGTAGTCAACAAGGACCGCCAGGAGCTTCAGGCGCGATGGGAGGAACTTAATGCAATATTTTAGAAATTTTCCACTTATTGATTATGATCTTGATGGCAATAAAGACACACGTTCTATAGTTGATGTTTTTAGATTTGCTAAGATCGTAAGTAGTAAAACAATTGATGATATAAGTTTATATAACTACTATCAAGTACAAGACAGTGAAAGACCTGATCATGTATCTCAAAAATTATATGGTACACCAAATCTTTATTGGACATTTTTTCTTGTAAATGAAAACCTTAAAAATTTACATAAAGATTGGCCTATGAGCCAAGTACAAATAGAAGATCATATTAATAAAAATTACACAGGTCATGCTCTTAATTTTGCTGTGGCTACTACCGTTCATGATAAATTGACGATAGGTGAAACCGTAACTGGTCTTTTATCTGGAGCAACTGGTAAAGTAGTTTCAAAAGATCCTAATCTCGGTTGGATAAGAATAAGTGATAAGACTGGACTATTTCGAGCAGAAACAATACAAGGCGGAACATCAAACGAAATTGTTAATATAACAGGAGAAACTCCTTTTAGAAATGCTACACATCATTTTACAACATCTGATGATGGTAGGGTTCCAAGAGGAACTGCGGGTGCTGTGACTGTTACTAATGATGAGCATGAAAGAGAACTTAATGATGCAAGAGAAAGAATTAAAGTTATAAAACCTTCAAGAATAAGTGAAATAACTGATGAGTTTAGGAAAGTTATAAATGGCTAATCCACACGACCCAGTTTCTTCTCCGGTAGAAACAGAAGTCACTCAAGTAATAATTGAACCGAGTCACATGGTAGCTGGAGGTCCTCCTGGTCAGTCAGGATCTACAGGTAAGACAATTGACATTACAGACTTAGTTGTTGCAATTGATGTTAATGAATCAATTGACTTAAGAATATTGACAGCCGACATGCTCATAACTGACGGTGTAGGTGTTCTTGCAAATTTACCTTTAGTAGGTCAAGAAAAAGTAACTTTTACTATTCATAAAGGAGCTATTGACAGTACACACAAAGAGTGGACAAAAGACTTAACATTTTTTGTAAGGTCAATTGAAAATGTTTCAAAAGAAAATGACTTTACTTTAAGTTATCAACTTAGATTAGTTGAAGAAGCTTACTTTTTAAATTCATTAAACATAATTTCTCAAGCATATACCGGAACAATTGGCGATATTATGAAAGAAATACATGATGAGTTTCTTATAGGTGAAACAAATGGTGAAGCAAAAATAACAGCAGAAGAACTTACTGCTGGTACTTTTAAAGTTATCATTCCAAACTGGACACCTTATGCCGCACTAAAATGGTTGACTCGTAGAGCTCGTTCTGAAGACAATTCTCCTTTTTACTTGTTTAATACCTTATTTGACGGTATGCAACTTAAATCATCACGTGCTATGTTTGATTCTACACCGATAAATGATAGAACTTTATACACTCAAAAAGAACATGTTCCTGAAGGTCGATCAGATGTTCAAAAAGGAGCAGTGATGGATCTTAAACACACTGTAGATATGGCATTTTTCTTTGAAATGTTAGAAACTACACCAGTGTCAACTCATATATTAAACGGTGTTTATGGATCAAAATATAAAACGTTAAATACATCTAACAAAGTAGTTGATGAAAAGATATGGAACTATAAAGATGAATTTGAAGCACTACCTAAACTTTCAAAATTTAAAGTAGCATCTGACAGAAAACTATATAATGGAAAAACACTAAGTGAATATAATGGAAAAGAATTTGTATTTGCATATTCAGGTGATGCATACAATGCGCCAAGTCATATGACTTACAATGAAGATACGCTTAATGCAGTTCCATATAAAAACTCAACCGATCAACATTTAGGTAATTACTCTTATAAGTTAGGTGTTCCTGGCGACAAAGAAATACAAGTCGGCAAAACAATAAATCTGCATTTAATTAAAAACGAAATGATAGGTGTTGATGAGGCAGATAAAGCTAAAGACCACAGAAAGTCTGGTAAACACATCATAACAATGATCAAACATAGATTTCATTTACCTAAAATGCAGTACACCCAAATGATTGAAATAAATAGAGACACTATGGAAAGGGATCACGCAGATGAGAATTAAACCTGAATTTTATTGGTTTATGGGGATTGTAGAAGATAGAAATGATCCTAAAGGTATGGGAAGATTAAGAGTAAGAATCTTCGGTGATCACACAGATGACTTAACTAAAATACCAAAAGAAGATTTGCCATGGGCTCAAGTTATGATGCCAGTTACTTCTTCATCTCTTGGTGGTGTCGGATCAAGTCCTACTGGAATTCAACAAGGTTCTTGGGTAGTTGGATTTTATATGGACGGAAGTTCCAAACAAGTTCCTTTCATAATGGGAACTGTACATGGTGATGCAGGACCGAGCGGAAAAGCCGGCAAAGGATTTACTGATCCTAACTCAAACAATCCTCAAAGAAATGAAGGTTCTGATGTTCCACACGCTGCTGGCGGACAATACAAAAATACACAGGCGTTTATTACAAAAAGCGATTTAAGAACTATTAAAGTAGATACAGCAGTACCAGATAAAGTATCAACTGTTGTTCAAGATGAAGCAGATTCATATTACGAACGTGAAGCTTGGGATATGCCTGAACCTCAAAATGGAAAGGCACCAGCATATCCTTACAATAAAGTTACTCAAACCGAATCAGGTCATCAAATAGAAATTGATGACACACCTGGCGCGGAAAGAATAGCAACTTATCATAAGAGTGGAACAAGTCATGAAATACTTAATGACGGAACTGTTGCGCATACTATCAAAGGTAAGAATTATGTAGCTGTTTTAAGTGATGAAAATGTTTATATAAGAGGCAATGTAAACATGACAGTTGACGGCAATTACAGACAACTCGTAAAAGGTAATTATCATCTTGAAGTTGTAGGTAATAAAACAGAGTTAATACGTAAATCAAGACAAACATCCATTGCTAATTCAGAACACATTGAAATAGGTCAAGATTATGGATGTAATGTGACCGAAAAGTATTTGAAAAGAATCGGCGGTGATGAAGAAAGAATTGTTGACGGACAAAGAAAAACCACAATAGGTAAAAAAGAAAAAATACAAGTTGGTGGTGAACTTACTTTAGTCGGATTAAATAAGATAAAGATGTTTGCATCAGCACAAGGATTTGAGTTATCAACAACTGGTCATTTACAAATAGCGTCAAAACAAAATATGAGTCTTGAAACAGCATTAAACTTACATACAGTTGTTGATGGTAATACTACAAATGCTGTCAATGGAAACTACACTGATAATGTAGTAGGAAATATTGATATTAATGGAGCGAGGATAGATCTGAACTAATGACTGCACTAGTATCAAGAGAAGGAGATAGTTTAACAACAGGTCACGCATGTGTTGCTACAACTATTTTAGATACACCAGGACAAGGCAATGTGTTTGCAAATGGATCTTTAGTTGCTCGAAAAACTGATCCTACTATTCCACATCCTTTTCCGCCTGTGCCAATATGTGCACCTCATACAGCAACTGTAGGTGCAGGATCTCCTACTGTCTTTGTACATGGCAAAAGAGCCACATTTATAACTGCCGCAGCTGATGCAGGTGCAATGACTGGTGGTGCATCAAATGTATATGTTGCAACAGCGGCCGCAGCGGTAGCAAAACACATGGGTGTAGAAGTATTTGCACCAGCGGGATTTACAGCCACAGAACTTGATGCATTTGCACAAGATGTTTATGATGGTATAGAAACAGCAATTGCAGACTTAGGACCAGAAGTTGCAGCTAAAAATGAAGTAGGTGAATACGGAGATGGTGGAATACCTTCGGCAAGATTTAATAACACGAGTCCTACAAATAATGTAACTGGACCTCAAGATGCAGGCCCGAGTGAAAGTGAATTTCCAGTATGTAGCTCTCCTAACTTAAACTTTTTACCACATACAGATCCAAGAATATCTCCTTCTGTATGTTCGGCAGCATCTGCATTAGCATCTGCAGTAGGATATACACTTGATATTACAAGTGCTTTTAGATCTTCAGCGTACAATAAACGTGTAGGAGGTGTAAAAAAGAGTGTTCATCAAACAGGATTAGCTATTGATGTAATTCAAACAGGAAAATCAACTTCACAAAGACAAGCATTTCTTACTGCGGCGTATAATGCTGGTTTTAGAGGAATAGGTATTTACAACTCTTTTACTCATATTGATTTAAGTAATAAAAGAGCATGGGGTCCAAACACTAGTAGAACCAGTCTACCACAGTTTCCATGGGCTCAAAACGCATTAGGACCATTGGGGTATGCAACGTCATGACATTAATTTGTGGAAATAACGTATCGCTAGAAGCACTTGACGGTGTAACAGACGAGATTGAAGCAGCACTTGCTCAAGGTAAAGCAGGTCTTGCAACACTTGAAGCTAAAGCAGCTGAGGCACTTACTGCATTAGAATCTGTTAAAGTTCCAATACCAAGTGTAGCTCTACCAAATCTTCAAGATGAGATCAATTCTGCTGTTACATCTTTGACAGCTAATCTTGATGTTGCAATAACAAGCTTGCCTGGAAAAATTGCTCAACTACAAGAAACATTTTCAGGTTTACCTTCAGATGAACTTCAAGGTTATATAGATCAAATGACTACGATTGTCCAAACAGCAGTAACTTCAGGATCTCTTACAGGATTTGATCCATGTAGTTTATTTCCAAATAAAGAAGTTGCTGCAGATGGATCAATAGTTGAAAAAGCAAAAGCTGTGGAAACACCAAATGTAAATGCTACTAAGCCTGAAGATTCTGCTGCAAAAGTTCAAACAGTTACAGAACATAAAGATCAACAACCATCTAAAAAGCCATCGGTTGTTTCTCCTTCTGGAAAATCATATGATGAAGTAATGACAGAATGGGATAGAGTCACTGGCATAATAGATCCTATGATTGAAGTATATTGGAGAATTTTAAAAGATGATGCAAACAAGGCATATGAAGATTATAAAAAGGCAAACTCTTCACCAAGAAGCCAGCTAATAAATCTTCAAAGAACTACAGGAAGAAAAGCTCTTGATTTATATCAAGCCGGAAAAATGCCTCAGAGAGTTGCGCAATATTATGAAAAAGAACAAGAGTTATTAAGAACTATAACACTCATAGATAGCAGAGAAGCAATATTTTATGACACAGAAGATGCCTATCTAAAATTTTTAGCTGGTTTAAAAACTAAAGATGATTGGGATCTTATCTACATTACTTATGCAACTCAAGAAAATTTAGAAGAAGACTTTAATAAGTGGTTTCAAATTCAAACTCAATGGGACAAATATAAACAGGCTGTTGTTGATAGAGCACAGTATTTAAATATCGATAACAACGCTCAATAGTGTATAAATAGTAGTATGGCAAGAACACAAACAAGAAGTGATGCATCATTAACATCAAGGATCAGAGCTAGACAGAGTCTCTATTCTGATTTTGATCTATCATTTATTGCTAATCCAAACAATGGTGATATAACAATTAAAAGAGATATAGATGCCATAAAACAAAGTGTTAAAAATCTGGTCTTCACTGATTTGCATGAAAGACCATTTCAACCTAACTTAGGATCACGTGTTAGAGGTTTACTTTTTGAATTAACAGATGTATGGACTGCTTTAGATATTCAAGATGAAATCACTATGACGATAGAAAACCATGAACCTAGAGTTGATCTTATAGATGTTGAAGTCACAGATGAATCAGACAAAAATAGAGTAAGAGTTGCTATAATTTTTAACATAATATCAATTGGTCAACAGGAACAAGTTGACTTTTACTTAGAGAGAATAAAATAATGGCCACAACATCTTCAAAAAATAGACTTAACGTCACTGAGCTTGATTTTGATCAGATTAGGTCAAATCTTAAAACGTATATGCAAAATCAAACTACACTGGCTGACTATGATTTTGACGGTAGCGCTCTATCTACATTGCTTGATGTATTATCATATAATACATTTTACAACGCGTTTAATGCTAATGTTCAAGCAAATGAGCTTTATCTAGACACGGCTCAAGTTAGAAATAATGTTGTAAGTCATGCAAAATCTTTAGGATATGTACCAAGATCAAGAACAGCCGCTTCTGCAACATTAGACGTAACTGTTAATAGTCCAGCTGGAACTCCTTCATCATTAACAATGAGTAGAGGAACAGCATTCAGTTCAACAATTGACGGAAAGAAATTTAATTTTGTAAATCTAATTGCTCAAACAATTCAGCCTGATGCAGGTGTATATAAATTTTCAAATGTAGTAATAAGCCAAGGGAAACTTAAGACATTTACATATACAGTTGACGATAGTGATGCAAGACAAAAATATGAAATACCTGATGTGAATGTTGATACATCATCTATAGTTGTTAAAGTAAAACCAAATGCTGCTAGTTCTTCAGATGCTGTTTATTCTCTTGTAACTAATATTGTTAACGTATCAGGTACATCAGAAGTTTACTTTTTACAAGAAGGACTTGATGGAAAATATGAGATTTATTTTGGTGACAACTCATTCGGTAAAAAACTAGTAGCTGGAAATGTAATTACATTTGAATATTTAATTACAGATGGAACAGCTTCAAATAATGCTACAGCATTTGCGCTTGAAGGTAATATTGAAGGAAACACAAATACAAGCATAAGTCTAGTAACTAAATCATCTGGTGGTGCAGTCAAAGAAGATATTGAATCTATAAGATTTAATGCTCCACTTTCATATCTATCTCAAAATAGAGTTGTTACTGCAGATGATTATCAAACGGTAATTAAGAATCAATATGCTAATGCTGAAACTGTTTCAGTGTGGGGCGGTGAAGAAAATGATCCACCTGAATATGGTAAAGTGTTTGTCTCAATTAAACCTAAAACAGGAACAACATTAGGTGCATCAGAAAAGCAAAGCATTATAGACACAATCTTAAAACCTAAGAACATTGTGTCAATTACACCTGAGATTGTAGATCCAGTTTATCTTTACATTAAACTTACAGTGTTCGTAAAATATGATCCTAACTTAACTTCTTTAACATCTGGTGAATTAACAAGTAAAGTAAGAAGTGTTATACAAACATATAATGATACTAACCTTAAGAAGTTTGACGGTGTGTTCAGGCATTCACAACTACTCGGTGAAATAGATAATGCTGATGCATCAATATTAAACTCTACAGTCAACGTAGGAATTCAAAAGAGATTATCACCTACTCTTGGTACTGCAAAGAAATATACACTAGATTATAACAATGGATTCTTTACAAACATAGGTGCAGCACAATCAATTATTAGTTCAACTACATTTACTTTAAATGGTCAATTACACCAATTTCAAGACACACCAATTACTACATTTTCTGTAGATGCTGGTGCATCTACTGGACCATATGCGGTGTATGGCACAGAAAACGCAAACTATGCAGGAAGTAAAGGATATTTTTATCCTCTTTACACTACTGCAGCTGCAGCCAATTCAGCAGATGTAGTAAATGGTGGAATTGGAAATAGCCATACTCATACGTTCTTAGAGTTTACTGGCATAACATTCTATATGCCGTCAACATTTTCAAATCATGGACTAACATCATATGATAGTTCACTATACACATTGTTCCAAACAAATACATCATCTACAGCAAGACAACTACAGATATTTAGATTAAGTTCTACTAATCAAAAAATTATAACAGTAGAGAACGCTGGAAGTGTGGATACAGTGAATGGTATTGTTACAATTACTTCATTCCTTCCAGAAGCTATAACTGGCTCATACATAACTATTACTGCAACACCAAATTCAAATGATATTGCACCTCAAAGAAATCAGCTTGTAGAAATTGATATGAATAACGTAGTAGTTACACCACAAGTTGACACAGTTGCAACAGGTGGTGCTATCGCAGGTGTAGGATATACAACAACGCCTAACTACGGAGGCTCTGGGAGTAGTTACTAATGCGATATGATATTAACTCAGTAATTCCTGAACATATCAGGCATAATGATCCAAAGTTAGTTGCATTCGCTGAAGCGTATTTCAACTTTCTTGATCAAGATGGTGGCGCTGGCAAAATACTTAATACTCTTCCGGAATATAGAGATCTTGATCAAGTGTCAACAGCCTTTATTGAGTATTTACAAAGAGAACTTGCTGTATCAATTCCAGAAAATGTTGTTGCTGACAAAGTTAAATTGTATAAAAACGTTACAGACATTTACTTATCTAAAGGTGCTGAACCTTCATATGTTGCTTTGTTTAATCTTATCTTTAACGACAATATTGAACTATACTTTCCAAGAGTAGATATACTTAAACCATCTGATGGTAAATGGGATCAATCATTTCAAAAATGGACAGGTGATGATGGTAAAATATCTCACCTTAAAAAGATTCAAGATTCAAGATATTATCAGTCATTTTCATATGTAATTAAAACCGGTCAAACAATTGAACAATGGAATGATGCGGTAAAGAAACTTCTTCATCCTGCGGGTTTTGCATTCTTTGGTGAAGTTGTTATTTTTACAAATGCATCAGGTAAAATGGGAACACCTCCGGGTAGACAAATTGATGTTGGTGCGTTTAATATTATTATTGATGTAGTATCAGCAGATGTTGAATTGCCAGCAAGATCTTGCCTTGTAGATATAGATTATGTTACAGTGGCACCTCAGCCACCGTTGACATCGAGTTTCTTACACGTAGACATGTACAAATTCTTGCCACAAACAGAAACTTATTCAACTCCAATCACTGTTTCTCAGACTCGAGCAAACAATGAAACTGGGGTAAATACAGCATATAGCGTAACACCTCCAAATCATCCGGGTGGTGTTATAGATGACTTTAAGAATTTCACCGTTCAACAAGCTGTGAACCAAGAAGCGATAGAATTATCTTTCGATTCTGTGATAACGATATCGTAAACTTATATAAATAACAAGAAGGAAAAGGAAATAAAATGGTAGCCATCGTCACTAAAGAAATAAGGGTGCAAAACGCGGCTAACTTCATATCAGACGTTGGCAGTAATAGTATGTATCTTTTTGTAGGTCGTTCACAACAGTGGCCGAGCTCAGATACCGCAATTGCAACACCCGTAAATAGAGTACTTGATTCTCAAACAGCTCATCAGAGAATGATTGCAGCTAAAAAAATGAGTTCAGGTGACTTATCACACGCATCAACTCGATACAACTGGGTTTCTGGTAATTCATATATAGGATATGATGACACAGTTGATCTTACAACCAGTCAATATTATGTTTTGACAGATGAATTAAAATGTTATAAATGTATCATTGCAGGTCCAGGTGCATCAGTTAACAAACCAACAGGAACAACTACAAATAATATAGAAGCTGATCAAGGTGATGGATATAGATGGAAATATATGTTCACACTTTCTGGTGTTGATGCAACTAAATTTTTAACATCTGCGTTCATGCCGACAAAAACATTATCATCAGATGATGGATCACTTCAATTTCAGGTACAATCAAATGCTGATAATGGAGCAATACATCATGTTGTTGTTACAGCAGGAGGAAGTGGATATACATCGGCTCCTACAGTAACAATTGCAGGTGATGGATCAAGCGCAACGGCAACAGCAACAATCGCAGGTGGAGCAGTTACTGCAGTAACAATATCAAACAATGGCGGTAACTATGAAAACGCAACCGTATCATTTTCAGGTGGCGGTGGATCGAACGCAGCAGCTCGACCAATCATATCGCCAAAAGGCGGTCACGGATCAGATCCTGTCAATGAACTATCTAGTTTCTTTGTTATGACAAACGTTAAACTAGACGGTGCTGAAGGTTCAGGTGACTTTCCTATCGATAATGATTATAGACAAATTGGTATTATACGTAATCCATTTGATCATGGAACTACAAGTGTTGCAACAGCAACAACACTAAATGCAAATAAATCTTTGGCTTTAACTTCGGTAAGTGGATCTTTTGTAATTGATGAGCAAATCACAGGTGGATCATCCGGAGCAGTAGCTTATATTGATTCAATTGATGGTACAACTATTAGATATCACCAAGATGCATCAACAGGATTTACAGCATTTACTGGATCTGAAGCAATCAGTGGTGCAGGTGGAGCAACGGCTAACGTTAGTTCACTAGGCAATCCAGAAATTGAAAAACACTCGGGACAAGTTATGTATTTAGAAAATAGAGCAAAAGTAAGTAGAGCAACGGCACAAATCGAAGATATAAAACTCGTAATTGAATTTTAGGACATAAAACATGGCAGACTTTAATGTATCACCGTACTATGATGATTTTCTAGTAACGGGCGCAGACGGCAAAAAACCTCAAGAAAAATACTATAGGATATTATTTAGACCTTCTGTAGCAATACAAGCTAGAGAAATGACACAGCTGCAAACAACATTGCAGCAACAAGTAACAAATTTTGCTGATCACATATTTGAAGAAGGTGCAATGGTTCTTCCCGGAGGAACAGCACTTGACCTTGAATATGGATTTATCAAAGTTAACGCAGTTCATAACTCGGCAGATGTTGAAGGTTATAGAACAGATTTCCAAGGAATTACTATCACAGGCCAAACTAATGGAGTAACAGCAAAAGTTGTAGGAACTGTAGCAGCAACTGGAAGTGATGCATTAACATTATTCGTAAAATACACAAACTCAGGAACAAATAACACCACAAAAACATTTGCGGCAAGTGAAGTTGTTCAAGGTGTCGGTGTAAGTGGTACAACAAGAGGAGCAACAATCAACAGCTCGGCAAGTGATGTAGGATTTGGTTCTGCAGTTTCAATTCAGCCAGGTATCTATTACGTAAATGGAATATTTGCATTTGTAACATCTCAAACACTCGTACTTGATAAGTATGGAGATACACCTTCATATCGAATCGGTTTAAATGTTACCGAAGTTTTTCAGACAACTACAGAAGATGCATCATTAGTTGATAACGCTACAGGATCTCCGAACTTTGCTGCTCCTGGTGCACACAGATATAAAATTGATTTAACACTTTCAAAATTTACGACTGCTCAAACAACCGATAGTACCTTTATCGAACTTATGAGAGTTGAAAACGGTATAATCAAACAACAAATCAGAAGTACAGAATACTCAGTTCTCGAAGATACATTTGCAAGAAGAACATTTGATGAATCTGGTAACTATACAGTAAGACCATTTAATATTGATGTAAGAGAGCATCTATTAACTGGAAATAATCGCGGAATCTTTTCAGCCGCTGGAGGAGGTCTTGAATCAAAACTTGCTATTGGACTAGAACCCGGTAAAGCATATGTAAGAGGATACGAAATAGAAACTACTCAGGCTAAATTTGTTGCGATTGATAAAGCAAGAGAAACCGAACAAGTAGTTAACTCAATTACACCATTTACACTTGGTAACTTTACAAGAATTCAACCAACATCTGGTGTTCAAATGAACTTACCGAATGTAAATGAATTTGAAAAAATTAATCTTATTGATGGATCTTCGGCAGTTGTAGGAACAGCAAGAGTAAGAGCAATTGAATTCTTCTCAGGAACTGCTGGATCAGGAACAGAACAATATAACCTATTCATCTTTGATGTACAGATGAACTCAGGAAAAACATTTGTAGATGATGCAGAAACATTCTTAAAAACTGGCGGCTCCACGTCAAGTGACTTTAGCGGTGACTTTGTACAATCCGGCGGTAAAGCACAGATGTTTAGTACAGGTAATAATAACTTACTACGTCCGCTTCCAAATAAAGCTGTAAAGACAATAAGAACTGATACAAACGCGGTTGATACTACACTAACAGCAAGACGTGTAATACCACTAACAACAACAAGTGGTGTTGCAACCGATACACTTGGTGCAGGATCAAATGAATCATTTCAAATACCACTAACTGCAAACGATTATTACTTATGTAATTCAGGAACAGGTGATGTATATGATGCTGTAAGTGCAATTACAGTAAGTGGAACAAATAACATCAACATTTCAATAGATCTTAACAGCCAAGGTATTACAGGAACAGCATCACTTACGTTAATAGCGACAGTAGTTAAATCAATTGCACAAGAATCACAAAAAACATTGAACAGCGGTCAAACATTACAGATTACTACATCAGGTAATGCAACGGCATCTTCAATATCGTTAGGAAAAGCCGATATTTTTGAGTTAACTTCAGTTCATATGGCAGCAGACTTCAGTACAAATGCTACAACATCTGATACAGATATTACATCTAGATTTACACTTGATAATGGACAAAGAGATAACTTCTATGGTCTTGGTAGTATTACACGTAAACCTGGTGCACTTGCACCTACAGGAAGATTGCTAATTACATTTAAATTCTTCTCGGCAGGTGCTGGTGATTATTTCTCGGTAGACTCATATGATGGTGCAGTTGACTACGCATTGATTCCATCCTTTACACCTACAACAGGCGGTAAAGTTGAACTCAGAGATGTATTAGATTTCAGACCAAGAATTAATGATGCTGGAACAGGATTTAGTGGAACTGGTAGTTTACCTTTAGAGATTCCAAAAGTAAACTCAAATATTATTGCAGACTTTCAATTTCATCTACCAAGAACAGACAAGATATTCTTGGATCAAGAAGGACAATTCAAGGCGATTAAGGGTGTAAGTAGTCAAACACCTCCAACTCCAAGAGATCCAGATGATGGTATGACACTATATACCATAAAGCTTGGTGCATACACATTTAACACAGATGATGTTGAAGTAGAATATTTTGACAATAAACGATTTACTATGAGAGACATCGGTAAACTAGAAGATCGTATTGACAACCTCGAATACTTCACATCACTATCACTGCTTGAAAGAGAAGCAGGTCAACAACAAATTCTTGACTCAAACAATGTTGATAGATTTAAAAATGGCTTTGTAGTTGATCCATTTTACGGTCATAACATCGGTGATCCATCTAACCCAGATTATCATATTTCAATGGACGCAGAAAATGGTGAAGCCAGACCGCAATATTATGAAGGTATTTCAAGGTTTGAGATCAACACTCCTTTATCATCTAACTATCAGGTAACTGGAGATTTTCTAACACTTCCATATACTAATACAACTATTATCGATCAGCCTTTTGCATCAGGAGTAGAAAATGTAAACCCATACGATGTATTTGCATGGATTGGTAATATTGACCTTACACCTGAAAGTGATGAATGGAAAGACACAGACACAAGACCAGAACTTATTGTTGATAACCAAGGATTATTTGATGTAGTAAATGCACTTCAAGATGAGGATGGTGTTTTAGGAACAGTTTGGAACGAGTGGCAAACTCAATGGACTGGCCGACAAATTAGCACAGACCGAGGTAGAAGTGGAAGACGAGTTTTTGAAAATACTATTCAGACAACAACAACAAGATTGAATAGAACTGGTACAAGAACAAGAGTTGCACCGGGAAGTGTACAAGAAAGTATGGGTGAAAGAGTTGTTGATGTTAACTTTGCACCATTTATCAGGTCACGAAGAGTAAGATTCCATGCAACTCGATTTAAGCCAAACACAAGATTATTTCCATTCTTTGATGATATTGATGTAAGTAGTTTTTGTAGAGAAATAACATCAGGTGCGTTTGTAAGGTTTGCAGCTACCTCATGGGATGCTGAGCCAAATGCATCAGCTACTGCACATCCGGATGGAAGCGGTAATCTTATAACAGACGCAGCTGGTGAATTATTTGGAGAATTTTATATTCCAAATACTGCAACAACAAGATTTAGAACAGGCCAAAGAAACTTCAAGCTTGTAGATGATGCAAATAATGTTGATGCAAATATAACTTCATCAGGTCAGGCTCAATACATTGCAAGAGGTTTAATTAACACTACGCAAGAAGTAAGCTTAAGATCACCAAGACTTACACAAGAATCTTTGAGTGAATCACAAACAAACGTTTCAAGAATGGTTATTGGCTCAAGGACAATCGGATGGGTTGATCCACTTGCTCAAACATTCTTAATCGATAATGAACAAGGGGCATTTATAACTAAGGTAGGTTGTTTCTTTAAGAAGAAAGATGCTAATATTCCAATTACACTTCAAATACGAACAGTTGTAAATGGTTATCCAAGTACTGAAATTGTTCCACTTGGAGAAGTTGTAAAATCTGCAAGCGGTGTTAATATATCAAATGATGGAAGTAGCGTTACAGAATTTACATTTGCTGGTCCAATCTATCTAAGACCAAATGTTGAATATGCAATATGTCTATTGGCCAATAGTATAGAATACGAAGCTTATGTAGCAGAACTTGGACAAACTAATCTAGGAACTACAAGAAGAATTTCAAAGACACCTTATGCAGGTGTATTATTTAAATCACAAAACGGTTCAACATGGTCTGCAGATCAAACTAAAGACTTAAAATTCACAGTGTCAAGAGCGGTATTTAACACTGGTGTATCAAATGTAAGCATCTTTGAAAATAAAGCAATTCCAGCTAGACTGTTAGAAGGTTCACCTCTCATAACAACAAGTGGATCTAATGTAGTTACAGTAGAACATAAAAACCATGGTATGACAGTTGGCAGTACGGTAACTCTTGCAGGAGCCGCAACAGTTGGTGGATTGACAACAGGCCAATTAAATGGAAACCATACAATTGCAGATGTAGAACAAGATAGATACACAATTACTGTATCAGGATCAGCTGCAACTTCAGCAGCTCAAGGTGCAGGAATAGGAGTAACCGCAACTGAAAATAAAATGTTTGATTCGATGTATCCGATTGTACAAGAAATGGTACTGCCTGGAACATCCACATCTTATGGTATAAAACTTCTAAAAGGCAAATCACTTGCCGGATCAGAAAGTGCATACGGTGGAACACCTACATCATTCAGGCCATTCATACCAAATGAAAACTATTTCTTTGATGTACCACAGATGTTAGCATCAGCCATTAATGAAACTAATAGTAACAGCGGAAATAAATCTGGTATAATGCAATTAGTCATGGCATCAACAAATGATTTCTTAAGTCCAATGATTGATCTTGAAAGAGTATCACTTGTTAATATCAACAATAGAGTTGATAAGCCTATTGCATCAGGTACAGGAGGTAATATAGTACAAAACTTCTTGCCAGAAACAGCAGCTACAGGTGGAAGTGGTTTGGCAAAATATATCACAAGACAAATCAACTTAGATACAAACAGCCAAGCACTAAGAATCATGTTTGCAGCAAACAGACCAAGTGGTGCTGAGATTGAAGTTTACTACAGATCACAAGAATCATCTTCTGATGTAGATTTTAACACACTTGGATATACATTATGTACACAAGACTCTGCAGTAGCAACAACAGATGATACAACAGTATTCAGAGATTATCAATATACAATTAATAATATTAATCCAAACTTTACAACATTCCAGATTAAGGTTTGTTTGAAGTCAACACAATCAACTAAAGTTCCAAGAATAAAAGACTTTAGAGTGATTGCATTAGGTACGTAATGAAAGTAGGAATTGAAGGCCATAACAGCTTGGTAAGAGATATCCACAACATGGCCATTATAAATACAGATAGTAGTGCACTTGAAGCAGCAAGACGCAGACAACAAGAAGCACAGAGCAAAGCAGACGAGATGAAGCAGCTGAAAGAAGATGTTGCAGAATTAAAACTAATGATGAAAGAGGTTCTTAAAAAATGGCAATAATAAATGTAGCACTTACAGACACCTTTGATCAGTGGAGAACAAAGACAAATACACTTGGTACTAACCAAGGAGATCTTGCAAGTTTAGATGCAGGTTTCACTGGATCTGATTTAGTAAGTTGTTTAAATGAACTAAGAGCTGGTGAAGAATTTACTAAGATAGACATTGCAGACTCTACAAATGCAGCAGGTGATGGTCCATCAATAAGGATAGGTGATGGTGATGATCTATTACTTTATCATGATGGAAGTAATTCATTTATCAAAGATGCCGGCACAGGTGCATTAAGGGTACTTAGCAGTCAGGTTAATCTTTCTAATGCAGGTAACACAGCAGATTATATTGTAGCAGTAGACGGTGGTGCAGTTACACTAGCTCATAACGGAGCATCAAAAATAGCTACAACCGCAACAGGTGTTAATGTTACCGGTGAAGTTGATATGGACACCTTAAAAATGCCAGACAATACTGCAGGTAAAATACTCGTAGGTGATAATACAAGTTATGAAGAAGTAGCAGTATCAGGTGACGCAACACTCGCATCAAGTGGTGCATTAACAATTGGAACAGGTGCGGTGACTTCAGCAAAGATTGCAGATAATACCATAGTCAGTGCAGACTTTAACAGTACGGTAACTTTAAATATCAGAAACTCATCGGGTACGATAATAAAGACGCTTAGATCACCGGGATCTTAATCATGGCAGTAAGAACACCTCTCTTTATCAATGGTGGCGATCTTCAAGAAATGACCACGGCACAAATTAATGTACTTAAAGATGCTGCGGTATTTTGGCATGCGTCTAGTGTTGGAACAGTTCTTCAAGTAGTTGCTAGCGGTGGAAATTTAGGAACAATAAATGACAATCGTTTAATTGCTGGTATTGCATTAACAAGAGTTGATAGGTTTCCAACATCTGGTGAAACAGGTGATGCAGCAAACATTTCAATTGCATATAATAGATTTTCTGAAACAAGCGGTTTAGGTTCAGTACAAACTGATAGTGGTGTATCTAACTTTTGTTACTATGATGGAAATGATGTAAGAGCAATGACTAACACTGATATGTTTGACACTATCTTTTCTCCAGCAATTGATATGCTTGTTGATGGAACAGATAGAGATGGTACGTATAGAATTAGTACATCTACATCAGTATCAGGTATGTCATTACAAAGCAATGTACCGGTTTTTACTGATACTCGTGCAAATGTAGGTGCATACACTGCAGGCGGAATAGCAGAAACAAATGATCAGCCAACCACAATTACTAACTACTATCTTCATGGTGTAAATCAAGGTTTTGGAGGAACGCCTTCAGTAACTCTACCGGCTCAGATAACAAGTGGTGGAGATGTTCAATCAATATCTGCATCTAACTTTGGTACATTTATGAATCTTAATATGAAGTACTACTCAGGCATACATATAAGATATAGTATCAATGGTAGTGGAAACAACAGAGGATCAGCAATGGTTGATACAAGAATGAATGGTTCTAACTATCAAACAAGATTTGTAAATACAAATGATTATCGAGCTCAAGAGTTTCCAGGCGGTTCGGCTACAACTGTTTCTACAAATCATTTAAGAATAAGAAGGATTTAAAATGGACTTAAAAAATAAAGTATTCATAGACGCGGTCTTTACAAGTCCTGAACGTGACACCATTGAAGTCATTTGGGGAAACCCAGATAATGAGGAAATGTATCAGGAATATGTTCAAGTAGACCCAAAAGATAAAGCATACCTTGAGGTGTTAGAACTCGGTAAGATAAACTTTGATGATATTATTGATGCAACGGCAGAAAGAAATAGACAACAAAGACGTGATTTTGAGTTAGCAGCTATCAAGATAGGTCAAGAAGAAGGATGGATTCCAAAGAATGAGTACGAAAAACAAAAAGATGAACAAGTTCAGATTAAAACTGAGCGCCAACTAAGAGAAGAAATATATAAAGATATTTCAAATACAATGTTTAGTAATGACGTACCTAAAGACAGAAAAGTAAAAGAATTTATGTTTATGACTAAACTATACTTATTTGACTTACAAGAAATAAAAGATCATAAAGACACAAAGACAAAGGCTTCTTTAAGAAAAGCAAAGACACCAATCGAAATGATGAGGCATGCTGTTAAGTTGATGAGTTAAATGTTACATATATTTACGTTATATTATGGAAGTAAGTTTACAAAAGACAACGTAAACAATCTATACAAACAAATCAAAAAATATTATAAGAGCGAGTTTACTTTCTACTGTTATACAGATAAGAAAGATAAGCTCGCTTCTGGTATCAAAAAAATAAAACTTGATAGAGAAAGTAATCCGTCTATCCGTGAAGCATGGTATAAAATAGATTTTTTTAAAAAAGATTTTGTTAAATATTCAAAGGGTGATATGTGTATCGTAATGGATATTGATCAAGAGATTATCAATGATCCTACACCTCTTTTTGATATGGATGTTCCAGAAAATGCAATAGGATCATTAAGTAAATGGTGGACGCTTGAACCGACATGTGAACTCGACGGTGGATTCTATAAGTGGCATGCAAATACTCTTACAGAAGTATATGATATATTTTATAGAGATCCTATGAGATGGATGACTAAATACTGGCAAGAAGGTATAGTCACAATACCTTATTTTGGTGAGCAAAATTTTGTAAGTGATGCGGTTGGTTTACACATAGAGGCGCCTGCACATTTAGCAGCTCGTTGGAAAGAACAAAATTCATTAGATTTAAATGCTGCTTATTATGATGCAACTGACGGTGATATATTAAATGTAGATGGAAAGTGGTCTGAAAGAGTGGTGCTAATACATCACAGTAAGTTTATCGGATGATAGAGAATCATATATTAGAACAACTTATAGAACAATCGGCATGGTGTCAAAGGAACTGGGACCTATCTAAGTCAATACCTGAAAGAGACATTGAAACATTTAAATATATTGTAAAGACATGTCCTAGTAAACAAAACCGAGTATTTTATAAAGCAGTGTTTATTCAAGATAGAGATATTATCGAACGTATACACAACACGTCTGACAGTTTTACAGCCAGATATGATCCATATCTTGCAATCAGTAATCCTCAAATTCTTGCAAATTTGGTTATAGCTTTTGTAAGTAATAGAGATTATGGCGAAAGAGCTAGGACTGAAGCAGAATACAATATGGGTATAGTAGATGGAAAAGATAATACAAAAAATAAAGTTGCTAAAGAAGATGAAGAAAAGTCTGTAGGTATTGCAATAGGATATTTGGCTTTGGCTGCGAATATATTAGGTTATAGAACAGGCATATATAATGCACAACACAGAAGACATGAAACAGAAGAAATATTAGATATAGATCATGACATCATAAATATGATAGGAATAGGCTATCATAACCATGATAAAAATATAAGACAACACCATTATGACGATCGCATAACTTATCCATCATTTGAAAAGAGTATAGAAGTAATTGATAAATGAACATAATTTTTGTGAAGGAAGGGACATTATATAAGTCTCTTCATGTGAATAACTTATATCATAGTCTCTATAAATACTATCCTAATGCAAGGTTTATTTGTTATACAGATGATCCAAAAGGTGTAGACATAGAATGTATTCATATTGATACACACCTCAGAAAGTGGTGGAATAAACTTGCATTGTTTTCAGAAGATTTTCCTGCAAAAGGAGAATGTTTATTGTTCGATCTTGACATCAAAGTTAATCATGATCCAAGTCGATACTTAACTCGATTTGATAAACTTTACATGGTGTCGGCATACTGGAAAAGACATGAGAAAAAATATTACATACCTCATGCATTTGACACGGTAGTCAATTCATCAGTATTAGCATGGACCAATCATGAGCAAACACATATATGGAATCACTTCAACACGAATCGTGATTATTTTATGAGAAAATATAAGGGTATTGACGGGTTCATATATAATGAAAAGATCTTTTATGGAATACATGATGATGGCATCTTATCAAGGGTTGAATCGCCTATTGAGGATGCTGCAATAGAAAGTTGGAATAATGTTGACTTCAATGAATTTGGAATCACTGTACAGAAAAGTGCTTGATGTAGGACATCAACACTACAAAGACTCTCAGTATGACGAGTCAATGGATCTGTTTCGTATAGTAGATCTATATGACTCTGTTAATCATAATCAAATTGAAAGCAAGCTATGGCTGATGGATGAGGCAGGACATCTTCTTGATGATGAAGATAAGATGTGTATTGTAGGATCATGGTACGGTGTGTTGTCATATATGATAAGACATGAATCGAAATGTACGATAGACAACTGCGATCTCGATCCATACACAAAAATTATTGGTGAAAGACTTGTAGCTGACCTTGATCCACAACCATCATGGTATCTCATGGACGGTGTACAAAGATACCTTGAAAATAAAGACTGGTATACTATTTTATGTACAACCAGTTCAGAACATATTCCACCAGATAGATTTTTTGAGATGATGAAGGCCAGGCCTGATGATACTCTTGTAATTGCACAGAGCAATAATAATCAGTCAGAATTAGAGCACATAAATATACATGAAACATCGGATGAGTTGGCAGAACAGTGTATGTTAAATGATGTATATTATAATGAGTCAAGAGAATTTCAAGGAAAGGAAGGGCCATATCTCAGACATATGGTAATAGGCAAATGAAAATATTAAAGATAATATTCTGGCCATTGATAATGTTAAAAAATATTTTAGACCCTAACTATTGGGCAGAGAAAATATTTAGAAGAAGTGGACTTGAAAAGAAAGCTAAGGAATCAAAGATCAGGAAATGGGCCAACAGCTTGACCGGCTGGAAATGGTGGGCCTGGCAGATTATTGGTGGTGGTATCGCGTTAGTCATAATTGAGATAGGATTAAATTATATCGGTATGACAATGCTACCTTGGAGATAAGATGAAGACACTCGTATGGGTATTAGTTATAATGAATCAAGCTGAAACTATAAGCGATGAAGAACTTATATACGGTAGTCTACAAAAATGTGAGATGTATGAAAATAAGATAAATAGACCACTACAAAAAGTGCAGTCATATACTTATTCTGCATACTGCAAGCCAAAGGTAATAGATAGACCAGATGAATAATATAATTTTTAGTGTATTCGTAGAGCCTGATTTTGAAGGGCCTAAAGAAAAAAATAATTTACTTTCTTTTTTAGAATATAAACAAGATTTACTGAAATGTAAACAAGAATATGCAAAAAAATGTGGTGCCGAGTGGATTTTTTTTGATAAGATCGGATACATCCAAGAATTTCAACATAAATTTTCGATCAATACGATATATGATGCCGTAAACCTCTATAAAATTTATATGTTTGAAGAACTCGGTAAAAAATATGACAATGTTTTATATCTCGATTTTGATGTCATTCCAAAAACCGATAAGAATTTTTTTGATGAGGTAGATCTCTCAAAAAAAATCTGGTGTATAGACCAGAATGATATCATACATCACCAAAATTTCCAGCTGTATAAGACAACTCGTACACCTACAATAAAATATCTGTTGGCGAAGGCCTTACTGTCAGGAAAAGAGAATGACATAGTCAATACCGCTATCATGGGTGGATCAGGTAAGGTCATAAAGAAGATAAATTTTATGAAAAAACTACCCGGCTACATACAAAAGACAGACGATTTTATACAGGGAAAGGGATATGCAAGGAAGATTGGCCGTGACTATGAGTATTTTACACACAATAATGAGGCTTTTTTTAGCGCGGCGTTGATAGAAAGTAAGGTAGAAATACAGCATGATGACCGTACTTGGCACACAAGATTAGACAATCGTATTGTATGTGACCCCATTACGAGGGAAAAAACGGACCTCAAGAAGCACCTAAGTGATGCAAAATTCCTACACATGATCAATAAAAACTTTGACACGTACTACCGAAATAAGAGAAATGTGATATACTCACTGCACGTAGAGATCCCTCCGGAACTCCAGCAAGCCGCCGGCAACTTTACTGGTGACGATATTGATAAGAACGAGAGAGCCAGAATCAACTTCCTGGAGTACTTTGACAGGCTGGAAAACAACAGGCGTGAGTACGCAAGATCCATCGGTGCGGACTATTTACTGTTCCAGAATGATGAGAAATACCAAATATTTCGTGCAACAATGAAGAGCATGACTGACATGAGTGAATATAATGTGGTAAATTTCTATAAGATATGGTGCATGGAGGAACTCACGAAGAAATATGATAACGTACTCTATATGGATTTTGATGTAATAGTCAACACCGACGTATCATTCTTTGACGCTTTTAACTGTCAGAACGCGATCTTTTGTAACTATGACGCTACACTTAAAGACTGGGCAAGTAAAGAAGCACTGGACTTGAGCAACTGGAAGGGTGAAGATTATGTATATCACTACAGATCACCGTCAGCAAAGTACTGGAATACACATGCACTCCTGTCGGATGATGATATCGAGGGTGAGAATGATGTATATAATACCGGAATATTTGGTGCCTCACGGCGGCAAATGGACGAGCTCGGTTACTTCAATGATTTTGAGGGACTGATCAAGAAGATGACCGAGCTCAGAGAAGACGAGTTTTCCATGTATATTCCACAGATCCAGAAGTCATTCGGGTACGATAATGAGACCGTCATGTCGTATCGAGTCAAGTCAAACAACGTGCACTGTGAGAATCTGGACAATAAGTTCTGGCATTTTCAGTGTCCAAACTGGAAGCAGAATAAAGAACAGGTTCGTGAGGCCAACGCGGCGTTCTATCACGTCATGAATAAACGATTTGAGTGGTTCGATGACATTATATAGAGACATTGAGAAGCTTACGGTGTATCTCGATTTGAGTACATACTGTAACGCGGGCTGCCCTCAGTGCAATCGCACCAACTGGTATGCCGGCGGATTGAACAAAAACGTATGGATACCTAACGTCATGTGGAATCTCGATCGTGTCAAGAGAGCGTATCCACCCGGCTCGAACATCTTCAAGGCCACAATATGCGGTACTTGGGGTGACCCCATGATGGTCAAAGACATAGACAAGATCATATACTACTTCCTCGAGAATGATGTTGAGATCTCTCTCAACACAAACGGCAGCCTGAGAGAGCCGATGTGGTGGTATACACTCGGAAGAAACATGAACGAGTATGATGTATTCTCGAAGATTACATTTGACATAGACGGTATCGACAACGAGATGCATGCAAGATACAGAAGGAAGACGGAGCTCGATAAGGTACTCGAGAACATGGAATCATTTACTCTCGGTGGCGGCATGGCTCGAGCACACTGTATCGTGTTTGAACATAATGAAAAATACCTCAAGGAGATAAGAGATCTGGCACTCGAGAAGGGAGCTCGAGAGATTGACTTTCAGAAGTCCAACCGAAAGTTTGGTCATGACGGAGGTATGGAATTTCGATTTAAAGACGAGAACGGACAGCAAGCAATACTCAGGAAGAGCACATATGAAATCGCCGAAACACTATCAGGGTAAAAATAAAAAGAGGATCTTGAAAGAGCATGATATCGCTCTGAAGAAGAGATGGATCAAGGGCAAGAAAAAAATTCAAGTGTCCTGTGACTGGGCTAACCGCGGTATAGTATCAATCGATCCACACGGTCAGGCTTTTCCATGCTGCTTCTGGAGCACTACATATTTCGAGGAGATGTTCCGTCTCGGAGGCGGCCCGTTTCAATTCCAAAAGCTCGTGAATAGTATACCACAGATGCAGGAGTATGTAGACAGGCTTGATGACTTTAATGTAGAGAAAAGACCTATCAAAGAGATCATCAAAGACCCTCTCTTTAATGAAAAAATAACAGAATCATGGAGATCTTATAGTACTATACCGTCTCCATGTAGAGATCATTGCAGTAATGCACGTCCAGATGATCTTAAATATGAAGGATGGACAGAACACGGTAATAGTACTCGACAACAAGATGCAGGAGAGTATATCGTAGCTAATAAAGAAGGAATAACAGATGAATAATAACCTCTATACTAGTATATTACAGTATGGTCAAAAATTTCCAACGGCCCTCTACATGGACCCTCAAAAAATCCAAGAAAATCTTGAAACTTTTTCGCAAGAATGGAAGCCCTATAACCCTCGCAAAAAAGTGGCCCGTGAGGGGTTGAGTGTTACCTCCTTAGACGGCGGATTATCAGGGATCCCGGACTTAGATTCTATAAGGGAGTACTGTATAAAGCACCAGGTGAGGCTCGGTGAACACTCTTTTAATAAGGAGACTATAGTAGCACCTATAGTAAAGGAGTTTCTAGAGCCGTTCAAGGGACACGTAGGGCGGTCTCATTTTATAAGGATGGGTAAAGGAGGCCACTTCCCGCCTCATCGAGATGACCGTCAGGCGGAGGTTAATAACATGAGGTTGTTTATACCTATAAAGGATTGCAATCCACCCTCGACCTTCTTTATGCTGGATAGGGAGGTATTACATTTCGAACACGGCCGTGCTTACTTTATAAATACATGTATAGAGCACACAGTATTCTCTTGCTATCCGTCTCTATTTCTAGTAATGAATGTAGCGGTCAACGAGAGTACTGTAGAGACCCTATTAAAGAATATGCAGTGGAGGTAGATAATGGCATATCAAATGGTTATAGAGATAAAGGGAGACAGCCTGAAGGATAGTACTAATGTATTAGATCAGAGTAAGGCAGACGGGCAGACTGCGATCGACGTCTTTAATAAGTATGTCGCTAATGATTGGATCACTGAGTACAATAGGAAAGATATAACAGAGACTCATGTAGAGGACACTATTGTCTTTGTATCTAAGGAGAAGAGAGAAGAGTTTCGCGCTGAGTTACATGCTATTCACGGCGGTGATACTACTAAGATCGCGACTATGGATACTTTAGAGATAAAAGAAGAGGGTGAAGTATAGTCATTGGTCCCTTTATATCGGGTGTACGGCAGCACCGCTCGGGGACGGCTGTATAGTCCTATGTGTGCTGAGGACCTCAGAGATTTGCTATAAAATTTTTTTTCCAGAAATTTTTTTCACGAGAGATGGTGCCTTCGAGAGGATTCGAACCTCTGACCCACGGTTTAGAAGACCGTTGCTCTATCCCCTGAGCTACGAAGGCTTTGTCTGCTCCCTAGGCAGACTCGTTTTCACGGACAACCTTGTCCTGAAGGTGGGCCTCTAGATAAGAGGAGAAGTAATCGGCAGTCTTGGGGAACTGCTCAACTAGCTTTTCAGCTAGAGTTG